CGGGCAAGCTTATACTTAATACAATATTTATAAATTGAATCTTCTTTTGGTGGCATAGGTTTCAAATATTCTTCTATAATCGCTTGTCGATAATGATCAGGAATTTGTGACATGTCAACCAATGATTTATTTCTTTCATAATTAGCTTGAAATTCTTCAGGTATTTCAATCTCAAATTGGTCACGACGTTTTTTAGTCAATGTTTTTGATCGCTTTGCCGGATTCATATATGTATCATCATCAGACATAATATTTGGAATACCATCCCCTTTATCCCCTTCTATAATATGTTGTTTTAGGGAATAATTATAGTCAGCACAGGTGATATATCCACGTTTTTTGAATGAATATTGTTCTACCCAATTTGGATAACGTTCAGAAATTTGCAAATCATCTGTGTCGGATGAAGCAATAATAATATGTCTATTACCATTGGCTATTTCCCAATCTGTTATACAATTGATGATATCATCACCTTCAACTTTGTCGATTTCCAGAAGTTTAAATGGGAAGTAGTATGGCAATTCAGCCTTAAAAATTGGATAATGATATCTAAAGTCATCCCAATCAAAACAATCATTATTTTTTACACGATTTGCTTTATAGTATGAAAACAAATCCTTTCTAAAGTAATCTTTTCCATCACATGCTAAAACCAACTCATGATGTGTTCCAATCTTTTTATATACATCGTATATTTTTTTAAGAACAACATGGCGAATAGTTTGTTCAGTGATAATCATTGGATTACCACCAGAACCAGCTTCTTGTAAAGCTGTAATTGCTAAGTTGCTCATATCAGCAAGAATCATAATATAATCTCATTAAATCTAATATAACTATTTATATTGGATTATATTTGAATTTCTTGATTTAATCACACTAAATCATGTATATACACTTGATTATATGAAATAGCTACGCGCATCCCAAATATTATCAATCAAGCATATTTCACCACTATTCTTTTTAATCATTGCACACAGTACAGAAAAGTTTTTTAGGGGATATGCCATATTCAATCGAATTTCATCATTATGGTTTACTGTTACCTTACATATAACATGGATTTCATCAAACTCAGTAGTAACAGCTTTAATTCTAAAGTAATGAGGATTGTAAGAAATAAACCAAAACATTAAATTTTCATACTTTGATAAAAAGGTTTTAATATCCATAAGCATAATCCTCACTGGTTGTCTTTATACTATATGGATATTTAATATGAATAAAAAACACACAACGTCATTTAAGTATGGTGAACACACAGTAGATACTTTTAGTATTTCAGACTATTTTTCAATTTCCTTGCGTGTTAAAAATACATCATCAATTAGTTTCGTTTCACCCTTATAGATATCAGTGTAATTATGTGTAGTACCATCTAACAGACTTAAAAGCAATTTATCATTCAAATCATTGATGTCTACATTAAGATCATATATATCATAATCAATGTAATCTCGCATAATAAGTTGGACTACAGCATTTGACAAGTGACTCATATTAATCAATTTGACAAATTTATATGGGGCATGTTTTACAAGAATATCGGATGAATACTCATGACTGATATCAAGGAAAGTTAGTACATCCCAACCTTCAATAGAAATAGTATGTTCAGCATTAAATTTCATAGCATCCATAGAACGCAAAAACACATTCAATGAATCTTTTAATTTCGATTTTAGTTCTTGAGATTCAAGAATATATAGAATTGAAGACATAGGAATCCATAATAAAATATGATATATGTTCAAAATATATCATATTTTCAAATGTATTTGTTATCTTTTTTTCTTTTCTTCAATGGTTAACTCAACATAAGTTTCGAATTCATCAAAATATTTATTGTTGGTTATTAAGCAGTCGCCATCGAACCATACTTCACAATTTGTCTTCGGTAATTCTGAAGCATTATTAGCTAAATGAACATCTAACCGTTTTAATATATTTTCAGCATTACTTTTAATATCGCCACGCAAACCCTTTAATATATAAGCTTCTTTATAAAAATCTTCAAATCGATCAAATTTAGACAATATCAATTTTTCAATATCAGCCAATGATTTAAATTCATCAGTTTTTTTATATTGTAGGGCCAATTGTCCATCTTCATCTAGATCATTGATACTTGCTGATGCGTTAAAATCATAATGCTTGATGTATGCCAATAAAGTACCATCTTTTGGAAATACTCTATATAATGCAGTACCGAAATCTTTAGCCCAATCTTCATCATTTGAACAAATGGTACAACGTCGTCTAGATGGTGCTTTTGGATTGATTTCTTTTAAACAACCATCAACCAATGCAGTTATAAACAGTGATGCCCTCCTTGGTGTTCTAACACTATCAGATTGTTTAACAATTACTGAAGTAGTGCTTAAACTGGATGATCCCCGAAATAAACCATCCTTCAGTTTAGTTTCGGAATAATCCGCAAGGTAATCATTTACTGAATCGAAAATTTGACGTTCGATCTTAGTGATTTCTGTGAGGTAATTTTTGTATTTCATTTTGTTTTATTTAGCCAATATTATATTATTTAGAATGCGTGACGATATGACACCATCACGCACCAATAATTATAGTTGATTAATAACTAAATCTAATTTTGCATAAGTTTCATCTAGGGAACCAGATGTGTCGATTTCAATCACATTACATGAACGGCTTGCAAACTGTTCGCGGTAGCGTTCCAATTTACTATCGTATGCTTCTTTGCTGGATAAATCCCATTGATCATTATCACCGCCATCACGTAGCGTTTTACGCAATGACATTTCTTCATATGAACAGTATGCAAAGATAATTGTATGTGGGTATACTAGATGAACAGAAAGATTCAGGATCGTATCTACTGGCTGTTTATGGCTATCCATATTGTATACAAATGATGTATCCACATAGCGATCACAGATCACGTTTTTACCAGCTTTTAACGCTGGTATGATATGTTGTACTACCAGATCAGAACGGGCCGCTGAAGCCAAATAAGCGATTGTACGCCAGTCTGTATCTTCAGTTACACATTCTGGCGACATGAAGATTTCGCGAATTTTTTGAGAAATATTTCCAGTTTTCATATCAGCAACATAATGATAATTTTCATCACCTAATTTAGAACGTAGGTACGGGATAATCACACTTGATTTACCTGCACAATCTAAACCTTCAACTGTAATTAACTTTGCCATCTCAAATATACCTTATCAAATATGTTATCTTATTTAACAACTAAAAAATGATGCTTTCGCATCATTTCATTAGAACATTTCTTTAAATTCATCTAAGTGATCAACATGAATTGCCAGACATTGGCCGCCGATCCAAATTTCATCACCATGATCATTCGATTTTTTAGAAGTGATGAAATCAAAATTATCTAAGCTATAATATTTCTTCAGTTCAGCAATAATCCCGTCTACATCCAAATCTAACTTACCAAATACTTTTTCAAACTCGTCATCAATCACACCTTTTTTCAAACGTTTATATATGGCATCTGCAACAGTTTCCATATCAGGTGTTGTACGACGACCGACATTCCCCATTTGGGATAGTTCATAATTCAAATCACTAATTATATATGAATCCCCATGATTATATTTGAGTCTTTGGCGAAGTATATCTGAATCATCACACTTCCCAATAACTACCCCATCAAATGGATATATGGCGTATACTTCATCCCCAAACCCACTAGCATCACTTTCGCCTTCATTACCAATAGCAATAATAGAAGCCGACCGTAATGGGTAGTGTTTACCTGATTCTTCAATTAATTCATCGATGAATATATTATGAAATTTAATTGATGAAATAGAATCGCGGGTTGAACGCTGACCTTCTAAAGTTAATGCTTTATTAGTTGAACGCATACCCCGCCAGAATGGTGAATCAATATCCATATCGCGACAGTTACTTTTGAATATTTCAACTGCATCGCTTAATGATATGTTAGTTTTGTATTTTCCATCTGACTTCGCTTCATTCAGGAATTGTTTAAAATTCATCTATTAACCTATTTTTATATTTCTTTATACTATTTAATTATCACATCAATATGTAATACCGATTTACCTTTTATTCCGCTATTAATTACAAATGTGATCTTGTCATAGTGGTTATCAGTCCAAAAACCAAATTGATTTGTACATTCATTTAATTTGATATCTTTTGGTTTAAATGGATCAAACACATCAAATTTTATATTATTTTCATTCATAACTTTCATGATTTCACCACGTTTAATTGTCGCAGCAGATTTCATATCGAATCGATAAGAAGTACCATCATTGATATAGAGAATAAGTTTTTCAATGTCAGCCATCGTCATGCTTTTTGAAAGATATATATTACCGTTATCTTTCTCAATGAAGTCTTCAACCATCGCAACAACGTTAGAATATAATGCTGCTTTGCCAGTCATGATATGATAACCAAGCCCCATTACATTTTCATATAGTTTCTTTCCCAGTGGAGTATTGAACATTTAAATCATCCCATTTCTCAAAATTGTTATTATATTTAAGTTTAAACATATATGATAATCAAAATTTAACTTATCGTGTGTATACAATCAACTATCTGATTTTAGGGATCATACCAGACGAAAAAAGCGCCAGAAGGCGCTTTAAGTATTTTATAAATTTATCCAATTCTAGAACCACTATAGTTTCTTTTTCCTTTCACTCGAATAATCGTTCTATCGTAATCAAAACAATAGTTATTATGTTCTTCAAATGAAGTAGACCACTTTGGTAAGTCGGCGTTTTTAATTCGACACCACTTCTTCCCATTCCAGATTGAATATTGTGTACGATGAATAGCTTCGTGTGGAAACTCAATAATACGACGTACAGAACGCACAGCTTCCCCAGCAACCAATTTTGCTTCAAAGTCTTTTAATCGTAACGCTTCTGATTCTTTCATATTTAAATACCTGTCATATTCATTATATAAGTATCTTATCAAAACAAATATGATTTGTCAAATTTGCAGGTTTTCTTGAGGTGAATTGTGGCCTTTATATCCGTGATTTTAGTATTCTTGATTTATAATCTTCTTTTTCTTCTCAATGATAAGGGATTATATATCTATATCATTAAGTAAAATTAAATATAAAACTATAAAACAAGTTAAATATTCAAATAAAGAAGAAAATAAATCAAATGGTAAAGAAGGATCTATATAAAAATAAGTAGCTCAAACAACTCACCATCGGAATACTTGATAATGACTTAAACTGTATTGTCACTATCATTCAAATACACGTTAGACCCAACAAATTCTACATCACGAAATACAGTTCGCTTGTTACAAATTTAAATCTTTAGCTTTCGCTAACACTCTTTGCCGTAGAGTGTATATCCCATAGCAACTTATTTCGGCTTGCTATGCACCAAATGATAATTACAGTTCACAACCCCACGGTTGTTATCACTCATTACCAAGTCATACTGAAATAGTATGTTGAAGGTACGGTTGGTATGGCGGCTTTATTTTAACCCTGTGCAATCATGATTAAAAAAAGCTGTACTTCATTTATGAAATAAAGTCATTGACAATAATTCAAAACAAAGCCTTCCCTTCAAAGTGGTTGATTACCGTTTACCTATTTCTAGGTCATCACGTCGTCCGTTGTCAGGCCAGACAGTGCGGACACTTTGTTTTTTGATTGCATTGGTGTTATCAACCAATATCATCACACCTATTATTCAGCGCCCAATGTGACTAAGGCTATAGACATATTTGTACAAACATATATGATCTATGCAATTTGAAGTTATAAAACTTATTTAAGTCAAATTCAAACCGATTTGGGCGTTTTTTGTAAGATTCGTGTGTGTACAAACATAACTTATTGTTTTATAAAATAATTAATATTTTTAAATGTTCGTTAAATGATCAGACTTATCCACAAATATATCCACAATTGTTAATAAATGTGGATAAAGCTGTTTATAAGTTTTAGATTTGACATATTTGTATATACATAGTAGAATTTCTAAATCGACTTGTGGATAAGTAAAAAATGAAAAAAGTATTTTTAGTTAAATGTTACATGGGTAATGTGATGACATCATGCTTCATGGTATTAGCAGAACAATATAATGTGGATGATATGGTTGGAAATGTGAATTCAATTTTGAGTCACTATCATAGTGATGATGATGATTTATGTGGACACCCAATGGAAAAAACATTGCGTGATATACGTGGGGCATCTCAATATAGAATGCGGCAAGAAATGATTGATAGTTACCCAAAATTTGGATCAAACTTTTATAATTGCGACCGAATTGAAAAGGAAAACGTTGAAATTTTTGAATTCTGATTGGTTAATAATTATACTTATAATGTTTGACACTACTCCTAATTATATGTACTATGTATATACAACATTATTAATATAAATGTGTTGTAGGATTTAAAGTTTATATACCGTGCTACCCCCAATAGACACGGTATTTTTTTGTCTGCAAAAAAGCAAATCCTATTAAATATAATTAAAACTATAGGGGATTGATAATGGTTGTAAAGCCAATAATAAAGCAGTTTGTTATTTATCAGGGTTCGACATTCATTGCTAATTTCAAATGGAATAATAATGACATCTATATATTAGATTCAAATTGTAAAGTTGATATGCAAATTCGATCTGATGTTAAATCAGATAGTGTTATATGCGATGCATCTACTACTAATAATAAAATTACAATAAATGAAGTTTCTGGAATTATAACCATTAAAATTTCTGCTGCTGAAACCGAAAAGTTTAATTTTGATAAAGCTGTATATGATATTGAATTAGAATTCAGTAATGGCGATCGCTTCCGCATCGTTCAAGGGAGTATTACTTTGAATTTAGGAGTGACTAGAGTTGTCTAATGAAGAAATTTTACAGATTAATGAAGTGGTATCTGATGAAATTTTAATTAATCCCATTGATGATGAGGTTATAAGTGTTCAAGCTATAATTGAAGAACCAATGGCTGTTAATATTATTGAAGAAGAACCAGCTACTATTATTGATGGTTTAACTGAAATTCCAGTTTATACAGGTATTCAAGGGATACCTATTGAACAAAAGGGTGTTCCAAATGGCGTTGCTACCTTAGATGTAGATGGAAAAATTCCATTACCACAAATCCCTAATATATCTATTAATGCAGAAGATATTAAAACTACAGTTGATAAATGGATAAATGCGGCGATTGAGGATAAAGCTAATAAGGAAGACTTAGTAAACTTTATAACAGAAAGTGTTTTAACTAATGCTTTATCAAACAAAGCTAATAATTCTGATTTAAATCAGTTTATAACTGAAACTGTTTTGACTAATGCTTTGTTAAGTAAGGCCAATACTTCAGATTTAAATCAGTTTATAACTGAAAGTGTCCTAACTAATGCTTTAGCAAACAAAGCTAATAATTCTGATTTGAATCAATTTATAACACAATCCGTTTTGACTAATGCTTTATTAAGCAAGGCTAACACTTCTGACTTGGATCAATTTATAACTGAAAGTGTTTTGACTAATGCTTTATTAAGCAAGGCTAACACTTCTGACTTGAATCAGTTTATAACTGAAAGTGCTTTAACTGATGCTTTATTAAGCAAGGTTAATACTTCTGACTTGGATCAGTTTATAACTGAAAGTGAAGTTGATAATAAATTAACTACATCGCTTCAGCCTATTAATGCTAAATTGGATAGTATTAATACTCAATTAACTGGCATTGATTTATTACTATCTCAAATATTGGGTGGTTGATATAATGAATATTGAAGATAAATTAAGATCGATTATCACAATTAAAAACCAAATTAAAACAGCGATTGCCAATAAAGGTGTAATCATCAGTGACTCTACACCTTTTTCAGAATATCCTTCTAAAATTAATTCTATTATATATGGTGAAGTCGATACAAAAGCACCAATAGTAGAATATTTTGATTTAGTAATAAATTCAGATAGAAGTGCAACCTTTACTGGAAAAAGTGAAAAGGGCGCGATAGTAATTTTAAGAAAGCCAGATAATTCTTCAGTTCCAGTAATATTGAATACTGATGGTTCGTTTTTAGCAAGTATTGCAGCACCCGCTATGGAAGGTTTATATACATTAGTTGTTTCTGATGCAGCAGGTAACGCTACTACTTCAACCAAACAATTAACACTTCCAGTTATACCAGTTGATAGTATAACAAAGCTATTTACAACTGGTACAGAAGGCGCTTACTACGATATAAATGATCTAACAACTTTATTTCAGGACTCATCAGGGACAATACCAGTAACAGCAGTTGGTCAAACTATTGGATTAATTAAAGATAAGTCTGGAAATAAAAATAATTTGATTCAACCTACTGTAAGTAGACAACCTAAATTAACTCAAGATGCGTTAACTGGTGCTTATGGATTGGTATGGGATGGCGTTGATGATTTTATGTACGCATCTATACCAGCTTTAGTATCAACGACAGTACAATTTTTATTCTCCCAAAAATTTTTAACTATAGAAAATTCTACATTCAACTTTTATTTATCGGATACACCTTCATTACCAACAACCAATCGTGGCGTAGTCGTATCAACATCATATGATTCATTCTTTAGCGCGATTACACTTTTATGTTACAGAAATTCAAGTTTAGCTCGAAAAGGAGGTATCACATCATTGCGTAATATATTTGGTGGATATCATGCTAATTCGGAATTATTGAATAATATACACAATAAACAAAAATCAATAGCTCAAAATGCTACATATGTTGGAACAGCATGGATACCAAACCCAAATTTCATTGGAGTATCGGGGGCTGGGGTAACATACAAAATGCTTCTTATTGGTAAAAAATTAACGGATGCTGAAATACTGGCTGTAAGTGAAAAAATGAACACTGATGTGAGGGCTTGGTGATGAATTTATCTATAGTGCATATTGTTGAAGAACAACATAAAGATATTATAAATGAATTGGCTTATATTTTTGGCATGGGTGGTAATAGCTTATCTATTAAATTACAGGATCAATCGGGTAACATCTATTACGGCTGTCATTCATGGTGGTTATCATCAAAATATATAATGTTTAAAGATCATATGGGTTTAAATGCGATTGGGATTAATATGACACCATATAAAGCAGCTTTGATTAAATTAAGGGAATTTCTAATAGATACTCAAAATATGTCACATGAAGAAATTGAGAATATACCATTTATAAACTGGCATAATGCTTTAAGTGAGATGGAATTGGATGAAATCGCCTTAAATATAGAAGAAAAGCTGGTGTGATCAAAAGTTTGGAATGATCATTATAAGAAGAAAGAAAAAGGTGAGTTCAAAGAATTTGATAAATCTAATTGGAAAAAGGAATTCGATAAATCTGTATTCGAATGAACATAAACATTCATTTTTCTATATTGGAGTAAAATGATGAAATTTGAAGAATTCTTAGTAGAATCGGAAATTACCGATTTATTAAAGCAATTAAAAGATACGGGGGATTACCTAAAAGCGCCAAATGGGAAGAAGTCTAACCTTCCAGAAAAACAGTGGTTGATGGTTAGAACTAAATCGTTTAAGAATTGGTTTGGTGATTGGGAAAATGACAAAAATAATGCATCAAAGGTTTTGGATGAAAACGGTGAACCATTGATCTGTTATCATGTGAGTGATGCTGAATTTACTGAATTTAAAGCATCATGGCGGGGTTTGTTATTCTTTGCTAAGACTGAAGAAGGTGCACGTAGAGGTACAGTGAAAGGTGATTCGAAGCTTTATAAGGTATTCCTGAATTGCCGAAATATCAAAGGTAAGCGTCCTATCTATTTTGGAGATGCGGAAAGTAAGAAGTATCAACAAAAAGTAATCGCTGATGGGTTTGATTCAATCAATATTCGTGATGAAGCGAAAGGTACATTGGCGGTTTTTAAATCTAATCAGGTAAAATCAATTGATAACCTTGGTACATTTAAAGTGACATCTAATCATATTCATGAAAATACTGAATATAACCATATGATTGCATATCACGGATCGGTTACAGAATTTGATAAATTTAAAGTCGGTAGTGGAATGTTGGGTAATGGAATTTATTTCACTCCAAATAAGAAACGTGCCGAAGTTTATCCAAAGATGCATATGAAAAAGACTGGTGTAAATGGCGATATCTATATATATGAAGTTAAGTTGATGATAGATAACCCACTGGTGTTGAATGAACTACCAGTTAATAAGATTGATGCTGAATCAGTTAAAAAAAGGGGTTATGATGCAATCATACTTTTGGAAAATGGTTCCATCAGGGAGTTGACTGTATTTGATAATGATCAAGTAGAAATTGTAAACAAGACGGTATTAAAATGAAATTCGAAGAATTCTTAATGGAATCTGAAATCACAGATTTGTTAAAAGAACTAAAAGGTACACCAGACTACCTAAAAGCACCAAACGGTAAACCAAGTAACCTTCCAGAAAAACAATGGTTAATGGTTAGAACTAAAGCATTTAAAAATTGGTTTGGTGATTGGGAAAATGATAAAAAGAATGCTTCCAAAATTATTGATAAAAACGGGGAACCATTAATCTGCTATCATGGTACTGATAAGTACGGATTTAATACATTCAAACCAAATGCAGATATTAATAATTTGATGTTCTTTTCTGAAGATAAGAAAGGTGCTGAAATTTTTGGTAGAGCTAAAGGTGGTGGTGTATATGAAGTATTTCTGAATATCAGAAAGCCATATTCTAAAGGTAGAACCTTTAAATCAACTGATGAAATTGAAGTAAAAGATAAGGCTGAATCTAAAGGTGCTGATGGTTTCGCCGTTGCAGATTATTCATCACATAGTGGGTTTGCAGAAAAGAATTGGGCTATTTGGAATCCTAATCAAATTAAATCCATCAACAACAAGGGATCATTCTCAAATTCGTCAAATAATATTAACGAATCTCATTCTGATTGGAAATCACCATTCTATTATCATGGTAGCGACCACAAATTTGATTCATTTGATGATAAAAAGAAAGTGGTTAGTAATGGAATATGGTTTACCGATGAGCCGAATGATGCTGAAGATTATGGGGATTATGTATATAAAGTGAAATTGGATATTAAAAATCCAGCTTTCTTTGAACGGTATGATCATGACCGTGGAACTGAAAATGCAATCAAAGCTGCAATTGAATCAGGTCATGATGCATTGATCGTTACTTCTCCCGAAGACGGTGATGAAAGTGGATATACATGGCCTAATAATTATGTCATATTCGATCCAAAGAAAATTGATATTGTGAGTGTAAAAGAAGTCTAATTTGCATTTGTATATACAAATATGATATCATTCTATTATCAAATATAGGATGATTATCATGACTTCAGAAATTTCAATGTTTTCGACTGATTCAGGTTCTTACTTTACTGTTGATACGGATGGTAAATCTGGTATCACTACTGTATATAAAGGTTCGCGCCATGATGATCACGTTGATAAAATCTTAGTTCATACAGTAAAACATGATGATTTCATCATCGCATTGCAAAAGTATGATTATGATGTTGATGTACTACGTACTGATATTGCAGACCTAATTGATTCTAAGTCTTCTTTGGAAGATTGGGAAATTTACGATTACAATTCAAAAATGCATTTTTTGGAACAAATCAAACTTGTTTTGATTGGGGATTGCGATTAGAATTCAAATCGGTCGTATCATTACTAGAATGGATACTGAAAACGACGGGTTATAATGTGTATGAACAAGCACTAAAAGATGGTTTATTTGATTAAAGTTTAAAATAAAATCCACAACATTGTGGATTTTCATATTATATCCAAATATTTTAAATCGCATTCTCTTAATACAATCAGCTTTTTATCTTTTGGAAATTGTTTCCACTTGGCAAAATCTTTTTCTGTGGCATATCCTTTAACTTCAATATAAAGATCAAATTTAGGTAGATAAAAATCTGGTTGATATGTTAGATTTCGGAATTCGAATTCATAATCAAAGGTATCATCGCATCTCCACCATATAATTTCATTATCATCCATATACATAGCAAGACGTAATTCCCAAGTACCATGAAGATCATTGCCTTGATAGTTGTAGTGCATATTTTTAGCAAGTGAAACATGCCATTCACCATTTCTTGCCTTTTCTAAAATGGTTTTTGATGATTTTTTACCAACATCTTTGCAAAATTCATTTGTTCTACTTTTGACAGCTATTGATAGTTTTTTGCGTGTATCATCTGACACTTGGGGTTTTTCCAATCCTAACTGTTGTGCCTTAATATATTGGTTTGTCGGCTTGCGTATTTTATTATATTCACCTTGAAAATGTGTATTCTGTCTATTTGGGTTTGATTTACACAATCGCTCATGATTTCGCTGTGAGTTATCGTTTTTACATTTTTTATGACAAAACAAACATGTGTGGTTGCTATAAATAGTATCTGTAGACATTAGTAGTTCCAGTATTAATGTTTTATGTGAAAGGACGTTGGCGCGTCCTTTCTTTATTTAAGGAACTACTAATAAGATGTTTGATTGATTATTTGTTGATCATCATATATATTGACATTGGTGCATATATGTATATAATGAACAGTGTAAAGCAATGAGTTATTTTGAAATGCGTCTGTAGCTCAGTTGGATAGAGTATCCGCCTTCTAAGCGGATGGTCACTGGTTCGAATCCAGTTAGGCGCACCACAAATGCATCCTTGGTGTAATTGGCAGCACACCGTCCTCCAAAGTCGGTTGTCAGGGTTCAAATCCTTGGGGATGTGCCATAAGTTGTTGATTTATGGGCCTTTAGTTTAGCGGTCAAAAACACACGGCTCATAACCGTTGAGATCGTGGGTTCGAATCCCACAAGGCCCACCATATTTAAAGAAACCGATCTGATGATCGGTTTTTGTTATATAAAACTATAACAAATTTGATTATTAATATATAATGTTGTTTTACTTAAAGGAATGAAAAATGAATTCATATCAAATGTTAATTGAACGTAGTGATGAAGTACCTAATTTTCCAGACGCTCAGTTTTTCATTGAAAATAACATTGAAATCGTGCATGACTTATATATTGTAAATGGTAAAAAACAAAATCATGCCTTACATACCGATGATGTACAACCAGTTTTGTATGGGGATGATAAACAATACATTTCTCAATATGGCCCTAATGGTAAAAATGTAGTTTTAGCTGATTTCTTAAAAGGATTTTCGCATGTTTATTCAATTGGATTATCTAGAGGTGTGAGTATCAAGGATACTGATATTGACGAATTGTACGTGTCATTTAAAGTTCGTGGTGTTCTAAAGAGTTAATTATAGAAAACCGATCATGTAATTATATGATCGGTTTATTGGATAAAATGGTGAACATATGAACATTGATAAACTAGAAGACTTGAAAGAAACGCTGGGATTCCACATAACAAAAAGATCATCTAAGCTGGTTGATGCTACTGGTGAAGATAGAGATAAACTGATTGATGAAATCAAAAATATACAGGATGACATCACCAGTGCATATCGTGATCCATCTATGATCGATTCTATCCTTTCAAAATATAAGGATGAACATTTGCGAATGTTTGGTATGTCTGAAGAAAATATTCAATACGCTAAAGATTTAGAAAAATCACAACCATTAGAATGTTTTATTGATGATATCCAAATCATAGAGATGAGTAAATTACTATCCGTTATATTGCGTTATCAGATGATCTTATTTGATAAAATTGAAGATGATGAAAACTTTCGTTATGCGCCTGATGAAGCAGATCAGACAAGTGATCGCCATTTATTGTGGATGTTATATCAAATCAAGTTTAACGATGATCAGTCATTGACTAAGAAACATCGCTGGTTGGGATTTATCCAAGGTGTGATGATTATGAAGGGTTACATTACTGTATCCGATGAACGCGACCAAACCCGCGATATTTTTAATGGAAGTTAAAATATGACTAGAGTTGAATTCTTGAAAATGATTGGTGTTTCGGCCGATATTGATTTAGGTGAAGGTATCATAATTGGTGAAGAAGGTGTATTTCATCGAGATACTACATCTTTTGTTGATCGATATTATGAAGGTTTGTATCAGGGATACATGATGAGGTTAAATCAAAATCATGATGAAGTGGATTAGACAACTATTCTGTAAGCATAAATTCGTGCACGAATTTGGAGTTGGTAATACATATCAGTCAAAAGGTATGGAGTGTTTATATTGTAAAAAATTTAAAAAATACAAATGATATGTCGCCTGTTGAAACTTAAATAATTGTAAACTATTGGTATAATAAAGCAATGAAATACAAAAATTTTAAGATGTTGGTCGAAGCGACTGATGAAACAGGCGAATCAAATTATTATCAAAAGATCGATATCAAGACTGCAATCAATATATTGAAGTCGAACTGCAAAAAATATAATGTAAATAAGCCAATATATCGTGGTATGCGCGGTAAAAATAAAAGTGTTTTTGGTATTGTAGAAGGTCAGAAAGGTGGCCGTAAATCAGAAAATACAACCAATCATTATACTGTGATCATGGATGAAGTGATCAAATCAACTGACTCAAAATATCCGTTACGTAGTAAATCGATCATCTGTTCGAATAGTAAAGATTATGCTAAACGATATGGTGATGTATACAATATCATTCCGTTTGATGATGTGGTTATTGGTTTAGTTCCAGAAAAAGATATCTGGTATGTCGATCTAATTGGGGATTATACATTCAAGGATTTGAATGATTATTTCAATAAATTTAAGATTGGCGATGAATCCATTTCCAAAATAGCCAGTAGTTTAAAATCGCTTGACGCTTCTAAGTACGCGAATAGATTCGAATCTGTTTTTGGTAAACAGGATGGCGATATACTTGCTGGGATCAAAAAAGCGTTCGATCTGGATCATCTAGGATTTAAATTCCTTACACAAGATAAATTCAGCGCCAATACATTCAACGAAATGTGGATTGCTGGGAAGTGCCTAGTAGTTAAAGAATCCTTACATGATACATTGGTCAAATATTATGATGAAATCATCAGCGGTGATTATGAACTAATGTATAAGATGAATGATAATGATTATTACACATTAGATGATTATATGGATGGTGGGGAAGCTGTTATTGTGAATAAGAAATTTTCAAATACAATAAATTTGAATATGGATATTTATGATAAGGTCGATCGTGATGAATTCTTTGGCACAACTTTGAAGAAATATGTTAAGCCAAATGATGTTGAAGAATACCTAGAATATATTGCTGATGATTCGTTTACCGATAAGATGGATTCTACTAATGCAAGCGTGGCTTATTTTCTACGTAGGATGGGAAATACAATGTTAAGTTCATATTTCAATTATTCTGGTATTAAGATTAAATATGTGGGTGATATTGATGTCACATACGCATTTTATAAAATAGATGGTAAAAATAATTAATTTTATTTGACATATAAGATAAATATGTTTACTATCAATAGTGTTCAGAGTGATATTTGTTGAAATGACTAATATCAGTAGTATATTTCAAGGGGTATCACCGATCACTATGTGATAGCGTTGAGTTCAGATATCTTGCATTTGTTGGGGTATAGGGGTGAACCTTTCACATTTTGGGACATTAGCATAGTGGTAGTGCAGCGATCTCTAAAATCGTGTTGGATCAGTTCGAATCTGATATGTCGCCACCAAATTCTAAACTATAATAGGTAAAATAAAATGAAACATTAGGTTTGTCGCAATTGTATCGATAAGACTTCCAAGCGAAGCATTTACGGGATTTTGAATAAAGAAGGGAAGATCATGCGATTTACCTTTTCGAAGTCCTTGGCGCAATTCTTATGTACATATGACGAAAGTTTTACGTACAGAAAATTTAGATTTAAAGTTGGCGATGTTGCCACGGAAGACTCAAAAGATTGTGTCTTCGCTATCGTGTCATATACTGGTGCTGTTCTACGAATGGCGACGACATATGAACGCGCAAAGGTCTTATGTGATGATAACTATCGTTTTGTTTTCGAAGCAAAGATTAAATTGAAGTAATTTAGTATCGCCAGATTCTCATTATTGATTATCTGGCGTTTTTATAGACGGTATCGTGTTGTTGTAGATGTGGCTAAAGAGTAAGGTTTTCTCTTAAATAGAAAAAAGTAACCAATAAAAGCCAATGAAATATCAAGATTTTCTAATACTCGAAAACACTGAAGAATCCAGCTATAGAACATCCATATCTTATGATGATGCGGTTGATATATTTATCAAAAATTGTAAAGATATGGACGTTAATAATCATTATTGTCGTGCAGCCCGCGCAAAATTTGATGCTTCTATATTAGAAGGTCAAAAAGGAAACCGGAAATCTATTTCAAATTATAACTATCATAATATCGTGATCGATCATCAGATTACAACCCAAAAGTTAAATTATCCATTGCGTAGTAAGTCTATCATTGCTATCGGTTCTAAAGGGACTGATATTATGAAGAAGTATGGCCCTAATCATTATGCGATTTTTCCATTTGATGGAGTTACCATCATGAGGTGTGATGATGAAGATATTCTGGAAATGAATTCATATAAGAAATACAGTGTTGATATTGTATCTACGATACTTAATATGTACATTGATGTTGATCATGTTGATTCATTCGAAGAATTGGTTGATTTATTATATAAACACAATTATCAAAAAGATGACCATTTTTATAATGAATTGAATGATAAATCTAAAGAGGAAATCGGAAAATTTCTTGAAGGTGTATTTACCTTGAAAAAGTTTGATGTAGTGACTACAAAAACTGATGATACGAACCACACTAATGAGGTTTGGATAGGAGGTAAATGTCTGGTTATAAACTTTAAATTATTGGATCAGTTCAGAAAAGACGTTATGGAAAAACTTAAAAATGAAATATAAAGATTTTATTGAAGAAGTGATAGATCATGGAATCACTGATGGATTGATTGACAAAGAATGAAAAAGGCGCGTTACACGCCTTTTTCTTAGTCTGGATAAACCATCATCACGATATTTAACCAATATGGTAACTATTATCATATTTGACAATGTATATACAAATTTGATAAGATTGCCGTATTGGATATATTGATGAATATAGAGGATACACCATGATCGAAGTTGTAATGAATGCTTTCGCTACTGTTGTTGAAGAACTTAAAGAGCGTCAATCTGCAAATATCAAGCGGTTAGAAAATGCTTGGAGTGAAGCGAACTCTAATATTCCTCCAACTATGGATCGCCAAGGTCGTCTTCATGCACCATGTGATGGTTATCAACTACCTGTCAATTATGCTGTTGATTACATTGGTAACTACGATGAAGCTATTTTTGCCAAAGGTCAATATCTTCCAATTCCATTAACTGGTGATGACTATTTAGATTATAGTCGTTTCGTAAGCCATGCACGTAATGTGGAACGTTACCGTCCACGTGGAAAGCTTAAAGTAAATGAAGAACTTGCAGATCAGATTATTGCTGAACTGAAAGATAACTTCTACATCTACTTTGCCAAAGGTAAAGCTTGGAGTGTGAACGACGTATCGGTTTGCTACCTTTACATGGAAGCATGCAACCAATCAATGCTGGATCGTTTCATTGCAGCAATCAGAGATGCAGTTGAAAACACTGAACGTCAGCTTTACACAGGTCAAGCAATTGTTGGCCGTGAACGTGTAAAAGGTAAAGTGATCAAAACCACTGTAGATGAATTTTATACCAGTGGGGGTGTTGGGTTTGTTCGCAAGCTTCTGATCCATCTGGATAACGATAGCACTTGCTATGGTACTGAACCAAGCAATGTATCAATTGATGCTGGTGATGAAGTTGAATTCACAGCTTCTTTTGAGAAGTCAACTAAGTCAGAAACACATTCTTTCTATAAGCGTCCTCATAAGATGGTTATTACAAAGAAGGACAATAAACAAGATCAAATTTGATTTCCATTGAATATATTATGTGCTAATATGTTGATCTATTAGCACTTTTGGGTATGTGTATGAACCAGAAAGAATTCGAAATATTAAAAACATATCGTGGTGTTCCTCATATCATTAGTGTGGATGATCTGATTAATAAAACAGATCGCACATTATTGTATGGATATACATGTAACCGTGATACATGGCATGTATATCTCAAGGATGGTCAGATTGTTACGCTAGTATATGACTGGTCATATGAGAATGAATCATCTGAATTTAAACACCATATAAAAGGTGAAATGAATGGGAAACCATGCATATATTCATATAACATAATTGAAATCGAAAAGAATATAGATTTCATTCCAGATAAACGAATATATCCAAATGCATGTGATTTTGAATTCTGCAAATTAATTCTGGATGCTGGCGGCCATTTACCATTTACTGGTGACGCAAATGATACATCGGAAAAGAAACAATACTATGCACTGGTGATTTAATGTTTCAGAAAGTTTATCAAACTAAATTTGGATTAGGTGGGAATTGTGCTTCAGCAGTTCACGCCACGTTCCTTGGTTTATCAATCGATGAAGTACCTTATTATAATCACGGTCTAGGTGAAGATTGTGATTTGCCACAAGAAGAAAAGAATCGGATATTCAATGAACGAATCGCTGATTTCCTGAAGAAATATGATCTTGCTGAATACTGGTATCTATATGATGATGAAGTGATTCAGGAACATTTAAAAGCCAATCCTAATATATATTATCAAGTTGTCGGAAAATCCCCACGTGATTATATGCATTGTGTAATCTATCACAATGGTAAATTATGGCATGATCCACATCCAGAAGGTGGGGATGTTGAACATACATATATTGTGTTGTTTGGCAAATATGAACCGAATATAAGTGTTCAAAAGGAAGATGATTATGAAGAAGTGTAACTTTGATAAAGCTTGGGTAGGCCGCTGTAAGGTCGAAATTGAAGATTCTGAATGTGGTTGTAAGGATCACAAGGATATTAAGTGTTGCGTATGTGGGGAACAAGCTACTGGCGAATGTGACCATACAGCACAATTTGTTTGTGGTTTCCCGCTATGTGATAACTGTACTGGTGCACAAAAACCTAATGCTGGTTGGGGATTGTTTGGGTTTGGTGGTCATCACCATATCCGTAAATCTGATTTAATGAAGGATGGTGAACAAAATGAAATTGAATGAATATATTCAACAATTACAGGAATTGCTTGCAGCAAATCCAGAACTAGGCGACGTTGAAGTGGCATATGCCAAAGATGATGAAGGTAATGGTTATTCAACCAGCGTATTCAGTCCATCGGTGCGTTATAAAATGATTGAGGAAGATGGGTATTCTTTCGATACTGTGATCGATAAAGAAAACGATCCAGAAGAATATGAAGACTATAAAGATGAATTGGAACCAATTGTTCTAATCAACTAAAAAAGAAAAGACCTGATTACAGGTCTTTTTTATTATGCTTTTACGCCTTGATAGCTTTTGATGTATTCTTCAGCTTCAGCCAGATTCTTGAATGATTCCTTAATATCATCAATTAAGCTTTCTAGTTTTTGTTCAGTGACACGATATATGAATTTCCCTACATAGAAATCATCTTGTTCATCACCAATAGCTTTTTTATAAACAAAATATCCAAGATATTCTTTGGCATCTTGTTTAGCAATATAAACATCAGCATCAGTAACTATGTCTGCATCTTCAGTAACTTGTTTTAAGGCCGCTTTTATTTCTCCAATGATACTATCACTGGTATCTTCTGCATTTTTATTTGCTGAAGATTCTGTATCTTCCTTTTGATCATTATCTTCAGTTGATTGTTTATCAGCATCAGCTTTACTTTTAGCGCGAAGTTCACGAATTTCTTCTTTCGTATACAACTTATGTTTTAGTTCTTCTTCAGCTAGATAGTCTTTAAATTTCATGTCTAATTTCCAATAGATTTATTATATCTATATTTAATTAAAAATATTTATAAAAATATTTGACACATCAAATTTGTTTTAGTATATTTGTATTCAAGGAATGATTGAACAAAAGCACAATCAAACTGTTACCATTAATCTTAGAGCGACAACGAGTTTGCCAAAATTCTGCTTTGATTAGGTAAAGGTATCATTAGAAATAATGGTATTCGGTAAATTGGAACGTACTGATGACTGATTGTATATAGTCACTATCTCCATGAATGTGTATTGATAAACGTAAGACACTTAAAGATACACAAACATATTCTTTTTATAGTCGGTTATGCTTCCCCTAGACATAACCGACTTTTTTTATGGAGAGAAATAATGTCGGAAACATATATAACATATGGTGCGATTGTAGAATTAAAAGAACCAATCGACCATGAAGAATTCAATATGCGTAACGATATTAATTATGATGAAGTGGGGTTAACATACAATGGTAAATTCATGTATACCTATTCTTTTTACAAAGAATGTTGGGATTTTGAGTTTAAACTGTATGATGAAGCTGCTATTATTAAAGAGAAAGAACACCTTATAGAATGCGCCGCCAAATATGGATTGGAAATTGTGGGGGAAATTAAGCCATATATCCAACAGTATTACAGCGGTGGCGATAGTGTAATTAATATGATTGAGAATATATGATGAAAGAAGAATTAAAAGCGATTGTCACAGATAAAACTTTATCCACTATGGAGAAGTTAACCGCATTGATCACAAATATGAAATTGGATATGAAATATGCCAATTCAAATTATTTTGTTGGGGATCACATCTTTTTAATTCAGAAGTATTACCCTCATGCCCTAGCAACCACGGTGTATGATAAATTCGATGTTTTGATGGAACAGAAAGGCCCACATCACGTCATTCAATATGGTATTGATACTCATGTACAGGTTAAGTGTGATCGCTGTCTAACGAGCGTTAAAGCGCGTTTTACGATGGATTTCAATGAAGGTGTAATTGGTCTATGGTTTGATGAAGCAATAAAAGATGAACATAAGGAATGTAAGAATCATTATGTCGATCTATTCCCACTGGCTGAATATATTCTACACCATCCAAATATTGAGATATACAATAAGATTGATGAAATATACCCATTGTTCAAAGTGAATGTGATTGATGATCGCATCACTAATCATGATATACACGTTTTCAGAAATATTATTGAAGGTGGAAATGATTTTTACCAAAAAGCATCATCAGGACTGACAATATCGTTGGTTAAAATGTTAAAAGAACGTGATGGTGATCTTAGCAAATATGGTATAGATATGATGAACAGCGAAGAATTCATCAATTATATTATTGAAAACGGTATTGATTCACATAGCGTGATCAAATGTGATTGTTGTCAATATACTATGTCTGCCCATTATGATTTTGATTTTAAGAACCTAACTGTGAATGTTTCCATCCATGATGAATTTAATAAAAGTCATAAGACTTATGTGGAAAGGAATGCAGGTCAGTACGGTTCATTAGAAAACCCTTGCACTGAAATTTATGATCAGAAGATATTCAAATACGATTTTAAGTGTCCATCTGGAAAGATTGTGATAGCTAACATCCTAGATTCATTACCAATCTATCAGGAAAATGAGATGGTAGGATATAATTCCATCAATTATAAATTTGGTATGATGAGGATGATTAATCATTGGGCTAACCATAATTTCCTATATATGCATTGTGGTAATACATCTCCTGATATTTTACAGAACAATAAAGGCGAAGTCATTATCGGTAGAAGTGATGATGAATGTCATTGTGATTGTGAAGATTGTATTTGTGAAGAAGATTTTCCTAATTATGAAAATATGGGTTATGTGTGTACTGATCTTTGGGCGGTACATATAGTAGATTATGATGATTTTAAAGATAATCAAAATGGAATCGGCTCCCATACTATTCTGGATGTATCGGCCCTTGGGGAAGATATTGTTGTTGAATATAATTATGAATTCGGTAATTGGGATTCCAATGAAAATGTATTAGTAACTATGAAGGCGAAAAATAATGGCTGAAGAAGAATATTTTAACTGGAATTATCTGGATGATCGTGCTGCGTTTGCAAACGCGATATTCAAACTTGTATATAGAAAATATAATGGCGATTTCAACAATGTGTTATTCTTAGATGAATGTAAGCAGATGACAGCTTGGTTATATGACCATGTTCGCAACATATATGAAGTTATTCAATCTGAAATCCCATTAATGGCATATATGGATGTGTTGGAAGGTGGTGCTGATGGATTCTTCAAATGGGGAAAATTCACTGATGCTGAAGCATTGAATATCATCGAATCATATTGTCATAAACTTTATGGATAAGACCAAATGCACCTGCATAAATAGATTTTTATATTATGCAGGTGTTGTTCCATGAATGAAGTATTAGATTTTCTTAATGTTGATGAATTGACTGTCAAATTTACCCGCACTAAAAATGCGGATGATTTCAGTAACAAAACGTATATTGAATTCGATGATTATAAAATTCCTCATTTGGGTTGTGGTGTTAAAGATTCTATTATGAAGTATCTGGAAAGTTTACCGAATATAACTGATAAAGCCTATATTCAATTCATTACACGTAGTAGATTTCGTGAATACTTCATTTCATTTTTAGACCTAAAAAAGTTGAACATTGGGATCGTAGATTCCCCAACATTCGTCTATAATGATCAACAATTTATGACTCAAACTTATATGTATAATGATGTCAATGATATCGTATTGTCGGATTTTAGGTTTATATATTCATTTGAAGATCAAAGCTATGGCATAAAAATCCGTGGTGTTAAAAAAGCCGATCAATGATCGGCTTTTTTAACTATTGAATATTATTCAATGATTTCAACTGCTTCATAAAGTTGTTTAGTCTGGTCTTTTTCAATATCATCTTCCAGTTCTTTAAGTTTAGCATCTTTAAGAACATACATGCTGCTACCGTCAGTTAGAACATTTGTATATTTGGTTTTGTCGATATCAACAACCATTTCACCAGCATTTTTAATATCATCGCCACGGGTATTTTTTTCTGGAACCTTGGTTGCTTTACCAGACTTAGTTTCTTCTTCAGTAGCAGTACGATGCCAGAATGGAAGAACGTGTGGATTGTAGGCTAAACGAGTGCCATATAAAGCAGGGCTTAGTGATTTTGCTTTAAGTACGATTACTTTTTCTGCTTCAGTCCATGCAACAACAGTTTTGGTAGTTTCCCCAGTATTGATCTTGTTAGCGCCGCCTTTTTGGTTATGTAGTTTAGCGTTTTCTAAAGCAAGTGAATATTTCTTAGGATCGTAGTAAACTTTTTCACCAGTTTCTAGATTTTCGATTTGCCAAAACATAAAGTGTTCGCCTTTACCAAGGTTGAAGCGAATCTTGTATTTACGTTTTAATGCTGCTTTGGCTTCAGTTAAAAAGTCAGCGAATGACATGTTCTTTTCCTCTTTATTTTCTTGTTATGATATTATTTTTATAATTGGATATGACCAAATATGCTAAATCTATATGTTTATTTAGCATATTTGGGGAAAAGGAGTATATTTATAATGTGAAACCGTACAATTTTTCAATAATCTCATTATGATCACGTATATTGATGATTGATTTCAGAAGGTCTTTAGTCAGAACACAAGTACCATAGTCAATTTCATTGGCATTGTGGATGTATTTCTTCGCTTTGAAGTCATACGCTAAAGAACCTTCTTCAACATTATCGATAACTTCAATTACAATTTTCAGGGCTTTACCAGCACCAAAATCTTCAGCACAGATATGAAGGATATCTTTAAACACAGTTTTAGCGGTGTTGTTACAGTCATCCATGAATAAACGAGTTTTGTTGATTAGGTCAAGTGTAATATCAATCACTTTATCTGGATCAGCAACGCCAGCAGTATGTTTTTTGATTGCTTCGCGAAGTGGGTTCCCAATTGTCACTTCAACGCTATAAGTTTCGCCATGATGAAGGCGAAGTTTTCTAACTAAATCGACAAAATGTGATTGAACAGGACTACCATGATAGAACAATTCTGGATCATTTGGATCAACGTTGAAGTAATTCGCCCAATAAGAATCTTTCATGTTGTGTTCAGTGATTCTAGCTGCAACATTAGCGTGACGAGAGATGCGATTTGCGAAGTAAAGTGATTTCTTATTCATGACGTTTTCCTGATAATCCAATGATCTATCTGATGATTAAATAGTATCAAATATGATTAAAATAGTCAAATCGCCAAATATTCTAAATATAATCAGATACAAATCATTTGAGATATACATAATGAAATACAAAACATTCCTACTGGAAACAAGCGGAAAGAAACCAGTTCTGGATGAACCAAGTTATAAAAACACTATTTCTGAAGAAGAAGCGATTAAACTGATCAAGACTCATTGTAAGAATGTAAACATTAAAAAGCCATTATACCGTGGTATGAAACGCAAATATGGGGAAGATTTTTATTCAATACAGGCTGATAAAGGAAGTCGAAAATCTCAAAATACCAGCAATCACTATACCCTGATTATTGATCATTTTCTTAATTCGAAGTATGGGAATAGGGTTCCATTTCGTGGAAAATCTTTAATTTGTACCAATGACTTATCTTATACATATAACTATGGTGATGCGTTCGTAATTTTTCCATACGATGATACTGAAATTGGCAAATGTCCACATTTTGATATTTGGCATACGAGAATAGCATTGGGTGATATAAGAGGTACGATTGATGACATCAACAATTACTTGAATGATGTTGTGTCTGATCCAAAGTCATACAGCGATATTGTAAATGCAATCACAAAATTTCTTAATGATGATTCAAATGATGGCGCTAAGGGTTGGGCTGGTCAAATATATGCTGCATTCAAGGATACGTGGGAAGAATGGGGTGATGATGAAGAATGGGATGAAGTCGATAAGAAAGATGTTGTCGAAGGGGTTCTAGAACAGGCTTATGATCCTGAACATTCATTGGAATTTGAATTTGGTACGTATAAGGAATTAGAAATCGATGAACTTGATACCGAACATGAATTCTGGTTTGGGGGTAAATGTGTTGCTATTGAGATTACAGAATTTAAAATGATGATAAGAAATGGGAAATTCGAATGAAGTTTATTGAGTTTATAAACGAAGCCTATGCTGATTACAAAAAGGAAATTAGCGAAGAACAAGCAATTGAACTGATTAAAAAGAATTGTAAAAATATTGATTTGAAAAAGCCGCTTTATCGCGGCATCAAGAAATCTGGTAAATTTCTTGCGTTACATGGTGAAGAACGTACAAGAAAATCAATTGATACAACTAATCATTACACTTTAATTATAGATGAACAATTAAAGAAAATTAATGCACCATTGCGTTCTAAGTCTTTAATGTGTGCTACTAGGAGTGCAACTGCTTTGATGTATGGTACTACTTATGCAATCTTTCCATATGATGGTATTCAGATGGGTAGGTGTGTATCAGATGATATTTGGGATGCCGTCGTTGTCCTTGGAAATAAACATGGTCGTCTAAGATCATTCAATGAATATTTGAATAGATTTTCAAAGGAACCAGAAACATTCAAACAGATCGTTTCGGATTTATCCAAAGTTCTTGAACAGGATGAAGGTGATATAACAGATTATGAAGAAAAGAATTTATATCAGGCATTCAAAAAAGAATATCAAGATTTGAAAATAATGCCGTTTAGTAAGGCTGATAAGAAAGATGTCGTCGAAAAAGTTCTAGCCGTGGCATATGATCCTATTAAGGTTTTGAAGTTTCAGTTTGGAAAAATCGACGAACTTGATCTTAGTGGTGCTCACGAAGTTTGGTTTAGTGGCAAATGTGTCGCTATTGAGTTAGATACATATAAAAAAATGCTTAAAGATGGGAAATTCGAATAATGAAATACAATACTTATAAAATTTTAGTGTTAAATGAAGCTGCTGATAATGATGCTGCTTATTATGAAGATATCACATTTGCTAAAATGGTTGAAATATACAAAAAACATTGTATGGCTAACAAAGCTGATATTTATCGGGGAACCAAAAGTAAGCATCGAACATACAATATCATTGAAGGTCAGAAAGGCAAGCGTAAGTCACAAAATACATCGAATCATTATACTTTAATTTTTGATGAATTAATTGCAGAAAAGAACAAAGATTACCCATTGCGTTCAGCTTCTATCATTGCATCAACAGATAGAAACTATGCAAAGAAATATGGGACTGTATATAACGTAATTCCATATGACGATACATGGATTGGGGTTGTACCATCAGAAGATATTTGGGATTTAAGGGTTAAATTAGCTCTTGGTAGTAAGAGTTTGAGTTCCATGAATGATACTTTTTCAAAAGCTGGTATACCTTCAGGTAGTATTGGTAATATAGCTGAAGAAATCGAAAGTATGTCTGAAGACGAATTTAAAGATCACTTTGGGGGCAACTTAAAATCTCAAGAAAACGTTGAACAACAAATCCGTGAAATGTATGATTTAGATAAATTAGGGTTCAAGTTTATTCAAAGTAAAGACTATAAAGGTAGTGAGGGTGAAGTTTGGATTGGGGGTAAGTGCCTTCTGATTGAATCGGAACAATATGAAAAGTTAGATTATATATTACACAATCTTGATGAAGATCATATTATTTTGTTTAAAAAGGATGAACATTACAATGTTGATAAGTATGCATATGAATATGTGGAATATGCAGATGATGATTATGAACCAGAATTAATCAATCTGAAAGAAAAGAAAATTATTGAAATTGGTGGAACATTGGCAGATAAAATTTCGGCCGAAGATTTCTTTAAGTTATTCGCAAAGCATGTTAAGTCAAGTGGAAAGGCTGATTTTGAAGAACTTCTCGACTCTAAATTGGAAGATATTGAAGAAACTGACACAATAATCGAATATCTGAAATACGCTGATTTTGATGAGTTTGTTGAATATTTAGATATTGATGGTTTTAAAATCCATAATGACAAATATAATAAAGATTATGAATATTTTATTTTTTACTAAGGTTATCTAATGAAATTTAAACAATACAAACTGATCATTGAATCAGATAAAAAAGAAGATAAAGACCCGCATCCAATGTTCAAGGACATGACAAATTATCGCAAGAAGATCGACAATGAAGATGAAATCGTCAAGTTGATCAAAGATAAATGTGATGTCAAGAACTATCTATATCGTGGGTTTGAAGATGAGGGTGATTTCTATATCATTGATGGTTCCAAGGGAAAACGTACATCTAAGAATACGACTAACTATTATACCGTGATCATTGATGAAATTCTCAAAACTGGGGCTAATTATAAGAATTACCCGTTACGTTCTGAATCAATCATCTGTTCGACATCTAAAAAGACGGCTGAACACTACGGAAAATTGTATGTGATCTTGCCATTCAAAGGTGTTGATATTGGTTATATTGGTACTGAAGATATTTGGACTACAGATATAGAAATTGGTGATTTTGATCTAAAAATCAATCAATGGAACCGTGTGTTCGAATTCATGAATATCAGCGATTCTAATTATTATGATATTCTTAATGTGTTGGTGCGTGATCATCGCGACGGTCTTATGGAAATAAAGCAATATGCTGAAGATATATATCACGATTCGCATGATGAAGATGATGATGATTATGATGAAGATTATGAAGCTGATGAAGATGCAATCAAAGATATTGTGAATGATACAGAAACACATTTTGGATTTGATTTGGCTAATGATGCAGATGCCCTTGCTGATGCATTGGAAGATAGTAATATGGCAAAATATGCTATTCTTGTTAGAATGTTTGGTTATGAAGAACTTTCCCGCGATGAAATAGAAAAAGTTATTCGCGATGTATATGATCCGTATGACTTAGGGTTTGAATTGATCAAAACTGAACGTTTGAATCAACACACGGATCATGAAGATATTGAATGTTGGTTTGGCGACAAATGTGTTGCCGTGGCTTATGACAAATGGGAAGAAATCAAAAAGAAAGTCTAATTTGACTTTGTGTATACAAAAATGGTATGGTTCCGATCATACCATTTTATATTTTATAAATCATATGTCTAAGCATCCTATCTGTCCTTATTGTGATCAGAAATCATCTTTGGTGAAAGGTGATGTAATATATCCACATTTATCAAAGCTACATGAAAAAAACTTCTATCTTTGTAATCCATGTGGTGCGTATGTGGGTTGTCATCCAAATACAGATAATCCATTAGGGCGATTGGCTAATGCGGAACTAAGAAAGAATAAGCTTTTGGCGCATAATGTATTTGATAAGCTTTGGAAATCTGGAAAAATGTCACGATCTGAAGCATATAAGATGCTGTCAGAAAAAATGAGAATCGAAGCTAAGGATTGTCATATTGGTATGTTCACAGTAATGCAATGTAAGCAGGTCATGGCGATATGCATACCAATTACTAAAGAAATGGGATTATAAAAGAAAAGACCTTATTCAAGGTCTTTTCTAATGGAATCGAATAATGATTTATCGATAATCAGTGCTTTACCATCAATCCAATATTCATAGGGTAGATAGCTATCAGGTAAATCTTTAGATGAATTATATACACTGAACTTCAATTTTTCATAGTTAAACATTTGTTTAAGCTGACTTTCAACAGTAGCATCATTATATTCAAACATAATAGCTAATACTTCGTCATATTTATCGTCATGTAATAACTTATTGATATGAGTTGCATCAATGAATTCAATCATTTCATGATCTACTTTTTGTGGATATTTATCAACAAAATTTTTCACAATCTTTTTGATTCCACTGACGATACTAGATAAACTATCATCAGGAATATTTAGCGTGTCAAATATATTGATAACATCTTGCATATCGATAAATGATTTTCTTTTAGATTTCAATGGAGTATAAACTGGTACTCCCCACATATCCTTTTTATTAACACATACGATCTTGGTATTGTTGAATGGAAACACATAATAAACTGTGCCAAAGAATGAAACGTTGTTACTACCAGAAAAAAAGACTGCATTTTTTCGGTTTGGTAAATCTTTATTCATTTCATCAAACAGAACGGTGTAATGGTTCCCGATGTCCAATGATTTTCGTTCTCGTTTGGAACCATCGACAATCATGATATCACTAGGGGCACTTTTCATTCCACGGTAGAACGGCTTCTTGTTATCAAGATTAGCGTATATTTTTTTGAATTCTTCTATATCGATTTCATCGGTATTATCGTATTTTTTCTTTTCGATTAAAAAATCAACGTATTTCATTGTATCTACACTGTTAAATATATATTATGTTCTTATTTAAATTAAAATGGTGAAATGAAATGTCGATTAATTACAAATATGATCTTGTTAGTGAAAAAGATTTAGTATCTATTCAATGGTTGTCAGGTTGTGATGAAGACTGGTTAAATGACTTTGGTTATATTCCTATACCTGAAAATCTGATTCAGAAAATGCGTGATACTTCTATGTGGATTTGGTCGGGTGATTATCCAGAAGAAGGGTATTTAGAAATAGCTCCCCCACATGTAATTGGGGATAAAGTTGATGGCTATACTGTTGAATCAGTAGAATTATATCGTGATCCTCAAATTCATAATAACGCTTGGTTATATAAAACAACCCTTAAAAAAGTTTGACAAACTCATATTTGTTATTATATAATCAAATTCGTAAACAGCGAACCGTTTAACTAAACCCTTGGGTGATTGGAAGCGGTGATCTCAACATCGTGATGATGTTAAAATTACCACGATGTTGAGATCAATTATATTTGGAAGTGAATTTTAGCTGATGATAGCTGTATAAGTTTACTTCGCAAATATAGTTACCATATGTGTTCATTCTATGAATAAGCTAAAAATAGAAAGTAAAAAAAGAACTATTGAAACTCAAAGAATTCATTTTAAGGAAGTGAGTGGATTATCGGCAGTTTCTATAATTGAATCACTGGATAATACTGAACCATATGTTCAATCAACAAACTTTTATTATAATGGTAAACAAGCATTCATTATTAAACCTGAATCGATTGATGATTATATAATTGATATAACAGACAATTACTATATCACTAAATTTTATGAAAAACATGTTGCTCCAAATATTCGAGCTTATTCGACTGAAGATTTGAAGCACCTAGATTTATCGTCTTTATATACCTTTGAGTATAATAATATTTTTGGGGTGAAGGGTGATTTACATGAAGGTCGCTGGTTCCTTTTGGACTATGATAATTTTCAAGCGCAATGTGATAAGTTATATGATTATGTTCATGATCTTGGATATAAGCGTCAATTTGTAGATCGTGATTCATGGGGTCAATATATGCGTAAATGTAAGGTTTCGGTCGTGGATTTCCCTGATCACTATATTCTTATGGACGGTTGCTGGGTTTTTAATTCAAAGACTGCATCTGAAGAACTTGTTACAAAGTGGTTGGAATCACAATGAAGAATATACTAATTGGATCACGTGCATTAGCAGCTAATAAACCAGATTACAATTCTCATATCCGTGAATGGACGGATTGGGATGTAATCACCTATGATAAATTAGATTGGGCTGAAGTCCATGATCCAGATCACCTAAACTGCTTCAAATTGGAACGCTACGCCACTTTACCGCCTATTATACACAATGGGGTGGAGTTATACCCTCTAAACCTGAAAGGTCTATCTATCGTCAAAAGAAGCCATTTGTGGCGTGATCTAGGGTTCCAGAAGCACATCACCATGTATCATAAACATATCATGGATGGATCGTTTGAATATGATGAGTATGATCATGCGTTATTAAAAGAACGTACTGAATTAACTATGCAAGCATACCCATATAAACATCCATCATTGAAGAAAACCAAGGATCAGTTTTTTGATGATTTCGTGGTGAAGAAATTCGATCATGATTATCTACATGAAGTAGTGGCATATAATGATGTACCCATGTATAAGCGCATGCAAGATACCAGTGTTGATTCTGTTTGGTGTATCAAAGATAAATGGGATCAGTTTACACATCAGGAAAAGCTTCTATGTATCATGGAAGAAGCAACTGTTATTGCGTTTGAACGATTCCTGATCCCAAGGGATTACAAATTTGGTTATCAGACTGCATTTATTTTATCCTTGGATAAGGTTTGTACCACATTGACTAGCGGCTGGTTCCGTGATTATGCAATTGATAATTATCCAGAATTGGTAAATAAACTGTTCAGAAAGGTTCGGTTTTTGATGATTGAAGACTATTTGAAATTGAAAGAGGGAAAGGATCATGTCTACTTTAAAGGATAAGTTAACCGAATTACTGAAAGATGAAAGTATTTGTAAGTATATGTTTAATGGTGATTTATTAACTATTCTTGAAGAAGAAACCAGAAAATATGTAATTGAAATGTATGGTTTTCTGTATAAACAGATTCACCAACAAGGCGGGGAAAACAAAGGTCTGGAATACTACACAGTATATGAGTTTACAGATGAGGTGACTGGGGAAAAGCAGTTGGTGAAATTTAATGGTCATTATCATTCTTATATTGGCGCTGAATATGTAAATTATGAATTTGTCGAAGCGAAAGTAAAAAAGGTGATTATATATGAATAAGTATAAAAGTCAGTTGGAAGCTGGTTTGAATAAGCTTAAAGAAAGTGATTTACTAAAACTTGTTCTTGGTAGTTTTAGTTATGATCCTATACTTGTAATATTGGATGGCGATAAAGAAGTCGGATACTTTGATGACGAATGTGTTAAATCGGCTGAAATTCATTATACAGGTGATGGCTTAGAACGGTTTTCTGTATATAAGTTTTCATATGAAGATGAGGAATATTTTGTTCGATTCTATGGGACATATGAATCTTATAATGGTACTGAATATGATGGGTGGGAATTTGTTTCTCCTAAAGAAAAAACGGTGGTGATATATGAAACAGATGCATGATTTAAAAGATTGTCTAGCTAAACAATTGGATAGCATAGATGATCGCGAAATCAATTATCTATTCAATGGTTATAATACAGACGATCTTACATTTTATGCAAATGAAGAATGCACTAAATATTTCCGCATTGAAACCTTGATCGCTGGCGATATTTACTATAATGGTGATGGTTGCACCCAATATTCAGTATATAAGTTTACATATGGTTCTGATGAATTTTATGTTCGCTTTTTTGGATCATATCAATCATATATTGGGGAAAATTATCATGGTTGGAAATTTGTAGAACCAAAACAGCAAGTTATTACTGTATATGAATAAGCAGGAAATAAGACATGCACATAGAAGAATTCTTTATAATGCGTATAAAGATTTTTTCTATGCTGGTGATTTGGAAATTCTGAATGGGTTTGTTAAAACTACATCCGGTGAAGAAGCTAATTATGTAAATGATTTAAAATTCATGATTCAACGTCTGGAATGTGATATTTGGCGCATAAACAATGAATTTGAAAATATAATTATCATGAATGCATATAGGTTGCCAGAAGATACAACAATAGAAAAATATCCATGTATAATTGAGTTTTTCGGGGAACTGGTGGATGGCGCAAGAATGGTATTTACCCATGAGGTTCGATATGAGTGAATGTAGTACATGTGATGATACTGGCTTTGAATTATTAACGTGTTGTAGCGGTTATATGTGTGGTTGTTATGGATACCCAGTCAAGATCACCCGCTGTAAATGTGGATGTGAATTGGTATCCATGAACGAATTAGAATCACGCCACGGTGAATTACTGATGCGAAATGTCGAATGTGATGATGAACTAGGAAGGGAATTGAAATATGAAACTACATCGAATTGAATTAATTGTTGTTGATTTTGAATCATTTGAAGTTGAAGATATATTGGTTGATATTAAACAATCATGTGAACAATTGATCAGATGCGTATCTACTACTACAGTTGATGTTGGGGATGATTACTGGAATGATAATAATATTATTAATTCTAATCTTTCTACCCCTGAAGAAGTAATTGCTGAATTCGAAAGAGCTAGTCAAAATCATATTTGACAAATTTGATTAAATAATGTTATTATTTGAATACTAAATTATTAACAGGTTAATTAAAATGTCTAATGAATTCACACAATACTTGGCTGAATCTTCTTTAACAAAAGTTCTTCGTAAAACTGAAGAATCCCGTTGCGCAATCTTGACTGCATTCCGTGGGGACGCAACCAAGCAAGAAAAACGTAAACGTAATGCTGAATTAGCTGGGCTTCTTTCAAAAAAAGGTTTGTCCTATACACAAGTGCAGGGAAACTATGTCGAAGTGGATGCAGAAGGAAAAGAAACAGTTGTAAAAGAACTTTCTTTCTTTGTTCAGAACACGGGTTTAACTGATAATGAATTCGATAAATTTATTTTCCGCCTTGGCTACAAATACAAGCAAGATTCTGTATTGATCATTCCACAAGGTGGTCAGAATGCGTATCTTTGGGGAACATCTAAAGAATGCGACTGGATCGAATACAACAAAAAGGTAAAAGTTGGTAATGCTACATTTGGCAATATCAAAACTCAATTCTATTCTAAGATTGGCGGCCGTTCATTCGAATTCCGTTCTTTGACTGAAGACGTATCAATTGAATTGCGTCATCAAGAACCACAAACCAACAATGCACGTTTCTTGCGTGAACAAGCATTGGGTATCTTACTGGAAGAAGTTGAACAGATCGAAGTTGAAGTTTTGACTGAAGATGTTGAGGATTCAACTGAAGAATAATATTTGGTGATATATGACTGAAGAAATTTCGCGTGAAGAATATGCAGCACAAATGCTGGAAGTTGTAAAAGGAAAGCTGGACGGTAAAACCGTTACCGTTCCGCTTGATTTTTTATATCAAATTGGGATGTTCCTAGAAGCTTCTAGTCATCTGGAAGATGAAGGTAGATTGCCATATCCATCATTCCAAAACCTATCTCATGAACTTGGTCATCAGATTCGTGAATATACTAAAGAACATATTAAATTTTTCCCGCTAGATTGTTACATCACATATGATCAGCTTTGGAAAGAATATAATGAGAAATATGCAAATGACGAACAAGAATTTGATTGACGCATACAATAGTGCAAAGACTCACAACGAAAAGATATTTCAGTTGGATTGTCTTCAGCATAAAGAACGTATCATCGAAAGTATTAAATCTGCTTTAAGTAAATTTAAATGGCTCTACGGAATAACGTGTGTAATTGATCTGTGTTATGTTTCTATTTAGGAATATCGTGTGGAATAACTCATAATGAAAGAACCAACCTTTTCACCTATTTTTGCATCCATGTACTGTGGGTTGTGTGATATTGCTAGAGATAATGGATATGCACTTGCTGTACATGGAACAATGAATCTTGATTTTGATTTGGTTGCTATCCCTTGGACTGATAGTGCTATTGAAGCAACTGAATTAGCGCAAACACTTGCTGAACATTTAAATATGTTTGCAGGAGTTGCTTTTGAGAAGTTTCACGCTGAACCAGAAGCAAAACCGCATGGTAGGCTATCTTGGGTTTTATACTTCGGTAGCCACGCATATATCGATTTAAGCGTTATGCCTAAGAAGTCATAACTGATGACTGACATTCTAGCTCTTTCAAATTGGCGAATAATGATGGTTATTCAATGGTTACTCCTAAATCTTATATTATCATCGAATTAAAATAGGACATATGAATATGTATACTGAATTACAGAAATTTTTTGGCGGAATGTTAGTTGACTTCTTTTCTGCTATTGATGATAGCTATGAATATACTCAATTCATTGAAGGCAATCATCACGGCATACGCGATATTATAAAAAATATGAATATCAGTCATGAAGTGGCACAACATGAATACTTATTTACTATTATGAAATTCGAACGTGAAAATCAAGTTGTATTCTTGAAATTTACAAAGTATGAAAATTCCTGCGAAGGTCTTTCATATGGAAATGATATTCAATTGGTCGAACAGAAAGAAAAAGTTGTTTATTTCTTCGAATAAGCATATATGATGCATTCACTTTATGAATATAAGCAGTTGATTTTCTTATCAACCTTGTACTGATGTGATTGAATCATTATTTAACGGGTGTTACTCTAGTAATACCCTTTTTTATATCATCGCCTTAGCTGTGACTAACTCCAACATACAAATTTGTAACCCATCTATCAAATGAAATCATATTTGAAATAATTTAAGAATTTGGTGGTAATAACGAAAAAGATGGGTTATCATACTTCAAAATTTACAAATTTACACGAAATGATGAAGAAGTGCATATCAAATTTGATGGGGATTCATCATTCCCATTATGGTAATACATTTCATGTTTTCTATCGTGCGAATCCTGTAGTGAAGTCGGTATTAACTTTTGAGTGATGGAGTAGAAGACATGGGTACATTGTATGAAGATTTGACTAAGATTATTGGTCATTGTGAGGATATGGAAAATGCTTTTTTCCATGAAGATTTTTCAGCTTATCCTAATAAGGAAAATAGCTTCGAAGAACTTGTTGTTGCACAGTTAGAGTCAGATAGTAAAGACTTCACCGAACTTGATCTTGAAATCATCAAGCTTGCCAAGGATATCACGTTTGAATATGTTGATAATTATGGTGGTGAAGATTGCGGGCGCGATTATTACTACATCTGGAAATTCACACGTGGTGATGAATCTGTAGCAATCAAATTTCATGGTTGGTACGCATCACACTATGGTTCTGAATATGAAGGTTATCATGAAGTGAAGCCTGTTGTTAAGCAAGTTACTGTTTGGGAATAATTATTCCAAAAGAAAAGGGATCATATGATCCCTTTTTATTATTTGTACCAGCGTTCAACTTTCTTTTTCAAATCTTCTTCACTGTAAACTTCAGGAACCAGATATTTTTGCTTGGATTCTTCCATTTCTGAAATAATGCGTTTCCCGATTGGATTTTTAAGTTCACCACTGAAGAAACTTTGGGCTTTCTTGAATACAGAATTGATGATATCGTTTGTAAGTTCACCTTCAGAGTTGTTAATTTCTAAGAAGAAATTACCTTTATTGCGAAGGAATTCAACATCATCATTCACTTTAGAATGTACTTTTTTAACGAAATCCAGATCAACTTCACGATCAATCTTAGAATTGCGATCCTGTACACGTTTCAACACTGTTTCGATGTTGGCATTGACGAATACATAACCGACATCATACCCAATAGATTCAAGCACAGCAGCACGTGAAATAATGTTTGATACGTTGTTACTGGTACTGTCAATGAATAGTGGTAGTAAACCATTCAGATAGTTGTAGGTCATTTTCTCTGTAGTAGCCTTGGTCTTTTCACGGAACAAGGAACGCCAGTTATCAGGTGTAGCTTTGACACCAATCTTTTTAGCGTAGAACTCTAGGAAGCGATCCGTATTCACGATCTTAGGCGTTACGACACCATTCAACTGTGAAATCGTATACGATTTCCCCGCACCAGCAGAACCAATAACCATCAGGGCTTTTAAACGGCCCTTGTCATTGATCGATTCAGTTAATAAAAATTCCTGAAAATTCATCTTTTTGACACTCTTTCATTATATAATAAATTATGTTTGTTTTAATTATATTTAAATTATTGGAGTTTTACAAATATGGATAACTTCCTGTTCCTAGATGCTGACGGGGTATTCAATACGATAGAGAATAAATTATTGAGTAAGGACAACAGACAACTTAATATCGACGGATGTGTATTCCCTACAATTTATTATAAACCACAACTGGTACGAAATATCAATGCGTTGTGTGATCGGTATAATCTGAAGGTTGTATTTTCCAGTACATGGCGACAAGATTATGAATTGCCATATATGAAACAACTATTCAAATACATCGGTTTTACTTGTCAGTTGGTTGATTATACCACGACTGAAAACTTGCCATATAACATAGAAAACAATGATTTGCGTGGTCTTCAGATTCAACAATGGTTGGATAAAAATATATATGTTGATTATATTGTTATAGATGATATGTTCGGGGCTGGGGGTTATCAGCATACAAATCGCTTTATATATGTTGATAATATAACTGGATTCGACTATACTGCATATAAGTTAGCGATTAACAAATTTGATAATATATTTGGTGTGTAAAATGGAATTAAATCAATTATCTAATGAAGATATGATTGAAGTGAATAGTATCAGAAAAATTGATATTGAATACTCTTTGAATCAATACAAAGAAGAAATGATTTCGATGATTCAAGAATATAGTTGTAGTGTGTTTGGTAGTGAGTTCAAATCTTAAATAAAGATATTATTTCATCAAATGGATTCATCATGAAAATTAAAGACTTTCTAGTTGGAAAGAATGCAAAAGCAATTAAGCCAGAAGTAGAAAGCGCAATAGTGACTGCTGCTAAAGAAAACAAAATCTCAATTCGATCTATTCTTGAAGCGAAAGATATTGTTGTTGTGTATTATAACTTTGGTGATAATGCTGATGATGGATTCATTGGGGATAAAAATGAAATCTTTAAAAAGCTGAATCCTATTGTATTAGATATTTTAACAGATTTTAATTATGTGATTAAACAATCACTACGTTCAAACTATGATACTGATATTGGTAGTATTATATATTTTCTAGATAATACCAATTAAATATGTTGAGTTTTGGAGATAATAATCTCCAATTTTATTTTTGGAGTTATATGTAAAATGGGTATAGTAGCCAATAATATATCTTCCCCACTTATCAGCAATGAAATTTCTCAATTGATTGGTCAGGGATTTGTTACATTTTTTATTCGTGATCGTGTGTACAAAGATGGATATCGAGTCAGATTATCTTATAAGGGTAAATACCATTATATTACTCACATTGATTGTATGGATCAGTATGAAAACGCTATAGCTCTTTTATTATCAAATCTATTAAACCAATCCTTAAATATTACATCTACTGATAATCTGAGTTTATTACGCAAACAACTACTGGAACAACACAAGTTAGTTTTTCGTATCAGTAATTATCGTTCAAAAACCCAAATGATAGTTTTGACTAAACTGATTGAGAAGCGTAATTCATCAGCCAATATGTTAGCTTGGTGAAAATTATATCATTATATAGTAATTGATTATTGTATAAAGAAAATAGAGATGTTTTATGAATAAGAAATATTATGCTGGTATAGGTTCAAGAGATACAGAACAATCAATTCAGAATCTAATGACTGAAATAGCAGCGATTCTAGAAACCAAGGGATACATCTTGCGTTCAGGACACGCTACAGGGGCCGATTTAGCGTTCGAATTAGGCGTTAAAAATGATTCGGCTATGAACATATATATTCCATTTGAAGGCTTCAATAACGCGCACTCATACGATTCTAGAAGGTCTTGTTATATCTATATACCAGATGATATAAATGATCCAAACTATGCCCGTGCATATGAAAGTCTTCGATATCATCCAAAAGGATATGATTTATCACCTAGAAGTAAACAGATGATGACACGAAATTTCTTTCAAGTACATGGGATGATTGGAGAACCAAGTAGTGAATTTATTATTTGTTGGACACCAAATGGTGCTTTGGTAGGTGGTACTGCACAGGCAATGCGTTTATCAAAAGCTGTTGGAATCCGAATTTATAATCTGGCTACTATGTTTAGAGGATGCACCGCTGAATATGTGGTTGATACAATTCTGGCGAATAATGGCGTGGTTATTAGTGATAAGAAGATTGGAAGTTTATTCTAATTAGATCAAATTTGACATTTGTATACACATTTGATAAGATTGTTTTATCGAATGAATTACTGATGAGTATTTGATATGACAATTGCACAAACTAAACCGACTATTGTTAAGAAAGTAACAGCTTCATCTCTTAAACGTCTGGCTGTTGAGCATGACTTCTGGCTTGTCACTACTGATGGTAATTGGTCTATTCACTTTAATCGTGGTTGGAACCAGTTGCGAGTTACTGATACATCAAGATTCTATCGTAATGGTGAAACACGTACTTATGTGGTAAATTCTGGTTACGTTAATAAGTTGTATAACTTGGCTAATGAGATTGAAGCTGGTCGTGAACTTAGTCATGAACTTCTTCAGGAAGTGATTGGGGAACCAGATTCTATTAGAACAAAGCGTGTTGAAGCATATAATCCATTCAGCGTTAAACACATCAAACCGTTTGCATTCAAAGGTCACAACAAAATCCGTTATGATGATGTTGTTAAAATCATCGTAAACAAGCAATATACCAAGGTTCAGGTTGATAGCAAGTATACTGATGATTATGCATATGATGCTGCAAATAACTACTTCCAAAATATTGAATTAAAACCAGAAGATTTCTTGAAACGATACCTTGAGCTTTATGATCCAACTTTGAGTATCAATGAAGATGGTACGTTAGTTAAAATATACTACGGTGGTAGTACCTACTCAATCGCACTATAAAATTATATTGGATGATGTGATTAAATAGATCACATCATCTTTTCATATTTGTCAAATATGATATATTAACCAATCAAAATCTTGTATTGCAGGGAAATAATGAATAGTTCAGAAATATTTGGGGTTATCCAACAAGTAGCCGCTACGACCAAAGGTAAAGAAAAACAATCAATTATCCAGTCGCATGCTGGGGATGATCTGTTCAAGAAAGTCATTTACTACGCACTGAATCCACAATTCGTGTATGGGATCATTCCTAATTCATCATGGGGTGTGAAAGGTGATCTATACGAAAGCCGTCAAGATGACTTCAGTGATAAAACTTTCCAGATTCTAGATGATCTGGTCACACGTAATCTTACAGGCCATGCAGCACGTGATGCCATCGTTGAACATCTGTATTCATTGAATGATGCATCTGTTGAATTATTCATTCGTATCATCCGTAAAGATTTTCGTGCTGGATTCTCTGAATCTACAGCGAATAAAATCTGGAAAGGTCTGATCCCGAAATACCCATATATGCGTTGTTCTTTACCTGTTGATTCTAAGATCACAGGTGAGGATTATGCAAAAGGTGTGTTTTCTGAAATCAAATATGACGGTATGTTCAATAATGCGAACTGTATCGTATTTACAACACAATGTACCACACGCCAAGGTACAAACATCCCAATGGAGAAATTCCCTGAAATTGCGGCTGATTTAGCACATATAGATGGTTATCAGACACACGGGGAATTTACCATTGAACAGGATGGGGAAACATTACCACGTCAAATTGGTAATGGTATCATCACCAGCATGATCAAGGGTGACGGCCAGTTAGAAGCAAACCAGAAAGTGGTTTACACTGTATGGGATATCATTCCTATTGAATGTGCAGTTCCTAAAGGTGAATATAAAGTGCCATACTGGAAACGTGTTGAATTGCTAGAATCACTTCTATCCGATAAGGAAAATGTTCGCATTGCTGAATACAAAATTCTTTATTCAAAAGAAGAATGTGTTGAGCATGCCAAAGAAGCCATTAAAAGAGGGCTGGAAGGTACGATCGTGAAAAAACGAGATATGTTCTGGAAAGATGGAACCAGTAAAGAACAGATCAAATTGAAGGTCGAATTCATTGTTGATCTAGAAATCACTGGTATTGCTGAAGGTAAGAAAGATACCAAAGTTGAAGGCCGACCAGCAGCATTACATTGTAAAACGTCGTGTGGTGAAGTTCTAGTTAATGTAACGATTAAGAATGAAAAGATGCGTGATATTATTGAATCTGATCCTGATGAATGGATTGGTAAAATTGTATCAGTTGTATCAAATGATATCATGTTACCGACTGAACGCAAATCCACACATTCTCTATTCTTGCCACGTTTAGCCGAGGATGTATATCGTATTGACAAAGATTATGCTGATGATCTTAGTGATGTATTAAAGCAATACGATAATGCAATTAAGTTGTAATTTGCAAAAACAAATATGATTTGATATACTCGATATCGAAATGAAGAAATGATTTAGTGGAGAATCGAGTATGTCAGATATTATTACAGAACAGGTTTTTGGTGGTAAAATTCAAGAAATGGTTATGTTGTATGATTACGAGATCGCACATGCCAAGGTTGCAGCTAATGAATTGGCAAAATTACCTATTAACATCTATCGTTCTTTAACTGAACGCGATGATGATCTTGATATACTTCCAGATGAAACACCGAATTCTTTGAATATTCATCGTGTGATGAAATACCGCATTCGTTCACGATACTGGCTCAAGTTAATCCATGATATTAAACTTATTGAAAAAGTTAATTTCAATGATTATAAGTCAGTGTGGGAAAACTATGATTCAAATAGCCGTTTGGTAATTCCTGATTTCACAGTTCAGGCCATTGAAGATTTATTAATCAAATACGAAATTAAAATCTAATTTGTATACACAAATTAGATTTAATATGCTACAATACCTTATCAGTTAAACAACATGACATTGAAGGATGTTAAAATGAATAAATTTGCTACTATCATCGAAACTACTGTTGCTAAATTTGAAGCTGAACTAGCTAAAACAAATAATCTGGCACAAGTCATGATCGACTCTGATTTTGATGCTGATATCGTTTACAATCTGTTTTCACAAGATGCATCGATCTGGTCTGCGGTAAAAGACAAACGCCTTGTTGATCTTCAAAATGTATTTAAAGGCCGCATCCTTGAACGTTTCTGGCGTGAATTCTTCAAAGCAATTGAGTTGCATAAACACCTTGGCGATCAAAAAGCTGATCGTATTGTTGAGAAATATCAACCGCGTCATGGTCGTTACTTCAACATGGAAGAAGTTGAATTAAACGTTGATACTTTGACTGCATTCGTAAATGAATACATGGTTGAAGATACTTCATACGATGAAAGCATCGCACGTCAATTCCTTCGCTGCAACATCGGTGATTATAATAAGCCGAAAACTGAATACAAAACACGTAACACTGTCCGCAACCTAGTAAATGGTAGCCGCATCAGTGGTTATGCAGAACATGCCCTAAGCCAATTAGTGTCAATGGTTGCCCGTAACTTCCTGAACCAAAATGTCAGTGTTGTTGATGTGAAAAGCATAATTAATCACCAATATGGAGATAAAGATTTCGAACGCACCTTAGTCGAAGGTATCGAAATCAAATGTAAGCCAAATGGCAACGCTGATTTGAAATTATCAAAAGATATTGTTGAGTTCTTGAACAATCGCTTGTAAGATTAGGGGATTACATCCCCTTTCTTAATGGAACGAAAAATGTCATCAAAAAAGATCATACTTGAAATAGACTTTCCTGAAATTGAATCCGTCAAGGCCGCTGAAACTTGGCGGATTCCTTATATCGGGGTTTATGACGATATCTATAAAATATACCTAATCGAACGTATTATTAAATGGTTTCAGAACCCAAATAATGAAGGACAATTTATTATTGATTCTGGACATCGATTGTTAGAAATCGTGATTTCTGGACTGATTCAAAGTTTCAATAGAGAATATATTTCTGATCATATACTGAAGCAAGAATTGGTTGGGTTCCTGTTTGGGTATAATTCTAATAGTGGCCTTGAACTAATGAAATATGAATTCAAATATGAAGTTGAATCTGATGGAAATCATATCCGTGAAGTTGGTAAAGTATTTGTATATAAAAACATAGATGAAATGGTAAAGACCTTGGTTCATAATTATACATCAACATGGATGAAGCAAATGTATGTTTATAAAATTATAGATAAATAATAATTTAAAAAATATTGGAATGAATATGAATAATCTAGTTAAGGAAATTACACACAATACAGGGCGAGTATTTGTTATTGGTGATCTACATGGTTGTTATGATGTTTTGATTAAAAAACTCGATGATGTTGGTTTTAACTATGATGAAGATTTATGTTTATCGGTTGGGGACTTGGTAGATCGTGGCCCTAAGTCACTAGATTGTTTCAATTTAACTTATAAAAGCTGGTTTAAGGCTGTTCGTGGCAATCATGAACAGTTCTGTTCTGATTATTTATTAGCCTGTCAAAATAATCTTGAAACTGAATTAAGGAATTCACATGTGGCTAATGGTGGTGAATGGTTTTATAAACTACCAGTAGATGTAATGCGAAAAATAGCCAATGACGTTAATGATATGCCTATCGCGTTAATTCTGAATCGTGGTGATAAAAAATATCTTGTGGTTCATGGTGATTTACCTTCCCATTGGAGAAATCTTGATGATCTTGTGTCAGGTTTAAATTCACCTAATCAAGAATTGTATGTTAATACAGTTCTTTGGGGGCGAAAATTGATAAAAAATGTTTTGAATATTAATTATCAGTTGAAACCATTTGAAGGTGTTGAAAAGGTTTATTTTGGACACACAGTAAATCAGAAAGTTGAAGAACGGATGAATTATGCATTTATTGATACTGGATGTGTTTTTAATGCGTATTATCCTTGGGCGAATCTTACCATGATAGAGATTGAATGATGAATCATATAGTTAATATTATGTTAGGGGTTTTTCTATTTTCAGTTTTGATATATACATTTTGGTCGGTTTGGGATGTGTTGTTGGATAGGTGGAGAAATATAAATGAGCGTGATTGATTGGATTTTAATCGCTGTGTTTGTCATATTTGTTGGGGTGACGATTAGGCATGGTATAATGCATCATATGAAGGATGAGTCTATGATGCATTACTATATGTTTAGTGTAGAAGATAAAGAATGTATCGTGTATGTATCCAGTAAAGACATTATTAAACCTGAAGATATGGATAATAAGCGTATTGAAGTTGGGACAGGTTTAGAATTGTCTAAAGAAGAATCACTAAATATAGGCATTAGCTATATTGGGTGTTTTTCTGAAAAGAAAATGTCTAAACAAAAGTGAGTGGATAGAATGTTCAATATTGGTCATCTTGTAGTTTTTAAAAGTGGAAAAGATAGATTTATCTATTCAATTGACAAAATATCATCAAATATGATAGTATTAAAAAACATAATTAGTTCGGCTAAATTAGACGCAACCATAGATCAAGTTCGTGAAGCCGATGATATTGAAATTCTACTAGGAAGAAGAAGTTAAAATGAACAACGTATGTATCGCTGTTAATTCACAGAAGGAATATATGGAATTCCAACGTATGTTTTTCCGCGCTGGAATCACTTGGGAAAATAATTGTGAATTAGTATTTGATGATAATTCTGATGTAACCCATATAGTAGTTATAGACGGTATACTTTATAATAATTACACTGATGATGGTGATCCAGTTGAAGATGGATTTGAGTTGATTACTTGGGAAAATATTCGATGATATGTAATATTAATATTTGGGATGATTTCTTGGAAGGGGATGATACAACTATTCAAGTTGAATCTTCTGATTTTTCGAAAGAGATGGAAATAGAAATTCTACAATATATTAAGGACACAATTGCAAAGGCTGGAATAATACCATTCCATAATATGGAAATTGAAGATATGATTTATAATGGTAATACTTTTCATCATCTTGAATTGCGTGACGTGATGTATGCCGACGTTGAAAGTATTATGAGTTTACTAAATTCTAGTGAAAATAATACTTATAATGGTATATACTTAGATGTATATTCTGAATCATAATGAAATATCAAATTTGAAAAAAAGCGATCATATATGATCGCTTTTTTCGTTGTTAAATATGTTTACATAAACGATATTTAAATACTATAATTTTTCAAATTTGAGGTTGAGAGTAGAAATGGCTGACAATAATTTTAAAGTGATGGATGATCGGGAGTATATGTTACACCGACCGGAAATCTTCATTGGATCAATGCAAAAAAGTGAATTTAATAATATATTCAATTTTAAGTATCAAAAGAAAAATTATGTTCCAGCATTGGTTAAAATTATTGAAGAAATTATTGATAATTCAGTAGATGCTACCATTCGAAGTAATTTTAAAGAAGGTCTTAATATTTCTGTTAAGATTAAAGATGAATCTCTTTGGGGTTGGTCAGTTGAAGTGACTGATGATGCATCTGGCATTCCAGTAGAATTACATGACGGTATATATCAAGCCGAATTGTGTTGGACTAGACCGCGGGCAGGTTCTAATTTCAATGATGATGGTCGAGTGACTATTGGGCGTAATGGTGTGGGTTCAGCATGCACCAACTTTTTTTCTAAATCATTTATTGGTATATCAGGTAATGGTACAGAATGTGTGACTGTTGAAACACAAGAAAATTGTTCAACAATAACTACAAGTCATAATAGATGTAAAACAAAAGGCACATCAGTTAAGTTTTATCCAGATTTAAATCGATTTGGGGTTCAATCAATTGAACAAGACGTTATTGATGTAATTAAAGATAGATTGACTAATATGGCAATCTGTTATCCAAAAATTGCATTTCGTTTTAACGATGAGCGCATTTTGATCAAAAACCCTACTCAACTGGGTAAATTATTTGATGATAATGCCATTTCAATTGAAGAAGATAACTACAATATCGTTATTGCGCCTTCTGGCGATGATGAAGAATTCCGTAATTTATCTTACTTTAATGGTATTAATATTAAGAATGGTGGTAATCATATCGACTATTTCATCAATGGTTTATGTGGTGAGTTGATTCCTATGATTAAGCGCAAGTGGAAAATTGATGTATTGCCTAATCAGATTAAACAACATTTATTAATCGCTTTTTGGGTTAGAAATTTCCCAAACTTGAAATTTGATAGCCAGTCAAAAGAGCGCGTGACGAATACAAATGGAGAAATCAAATCATTTATGAATATTGATTTCATTAAACTGGCTAAAAAAGTTATTGCAAATGAAACTATCATTGATCCAGCAATTGAATCCATATTACGTAAAAAAGAAGCGATTGAAAAACGTGCTGCTACTAATGCTTTGAAAAAATCTGAAAAGAAGAAGATTTCAGGACATATTGCAGCCAATGATAAGGTTGCAGAAAATAAGACTCTTTATATCACTGAAGGTTTATCGGCATCTGGTATGGGAACCAATGTTCGTGATCCAAAATATCATGGTTTTTACAGTTTGCGGGGTAAAGTTCTAAATTCATCTGATATGTCATTTGCTGACATTTTGAAGAATAAAGAATTAGCCGATCTTATTAGTATCATAGGTTTAGATATTAATAGTAAGTCTATTCGCGATGAAGATGGTAACTTAATACTAAATTATGGACGCATTTCTATTCTTACAGATGCCGATTCTGATGGAGTGGATATTTTTTGTCAATTATTAAACTTTTTTAGCTATTGGCCTGAACTATTTGAAGAACAACGAATTGTTCGTGTGAATACACCATTGTTTATTTGTACAAAGAAGAATAAACCAACGAAATATTTTTACACATTTGATGAATATGATCTTGATAAAGATAATTTGGCCGGATATGATACATCATATATTAAAGGTCTAGGTTCATTAGAAAAGCCCGATTATAAAGAAACAGTTATCGTGAATCCACAATTGGTTGCTGTAGATTTGGATGATCTGGATATGCTGAAAATGATATTTGGTAATGATGCCGATAAACGTAAGGAATGGCTTCTAAATGGGTGAATTGATTCAATTCCAAAAGAATCAACAAAAAATGCGGAAGTCAAATAAAACTTCCGCATACTTTCGTTATGATACGTCATATGTTCATTATACGACGCGGTATAAATTTTATACTTTGGATTATACAGAAACAGGCGATATTCAGGATGTTAAAGACACAGCTAAGATTGGTGATGAGCAACTAGAAGATATGGTGATTCAAAATGATGAATAATTGGGATTGGGATGATGGCTTTCATATGAGTGATGAAGTTTATCGCATAATTGAAAAACGTTTATTTAAATTCAAAATGAATGATGAAGTTAAAATCAGTATGTTTGAAAAATTGGCACGTAAAACCATTGCATGGGAACAACAAATGTTCTTTGGTGCATGGGGATCACACACATCATCATTTAAAACTAGCATGATAAGCAATATAGACCCTGAAACTTTACTGAAATACCATAAAAATAAAGCTGTCAATGTTGGTGCATTAATGCGACCTATTCCGCTAAATGATTATAATAAACTAAATCAATATGTTGCTAACGATATTTATCTTAAATCTAAAGTTTGGAAAGAAGCGATTGAACATAAGCTTTCATCTTTCAACCTAAACCATCACATGCTTCGAATGCTGGGGGCTGCGTTCAATGCAAATTTTTGAAAGATTAATTTTATATGTTTTAGACGATATCACCGTTTAAAATGGATGGGTAAAAATCGGTAATTGTATAAATAACTATATGAAGTCTAAAATCATAAAGGTTATAAAATGCAATACCGATACACAATATTATTTAAGCCTACAAAACAAATGTATCATGGATGTAGAACATCTATTAATGCAAATCCAAATGAGTTTTGGAAAACTTACTTCACATCATCTAAAACTATACATGAATTGATAAAAGAATATGGAGATGATTCATTTGAGATCATAGATATTATAGAGCATCCAAATAATGATGCCTATGAAGCGGAAACTAAATTCTTGATAGAACATGATTGTGCTAATTCAGATGTTTGGTTAAATAAATCTAATAATGATTATAATTTATGTCATTCCGATAAGGAATTTAAAAAAAGAATGATTGCAAAATATGGCGTTGATCACAACATGAAATCGGAAAAACTTATACTCGAAAGATATAAAATTCATGAATCGAAATATGGCGTATACCATGTATGGCAAAGAGTTGATATTAAAGATAAAATAAAAATGACTAATATTGATAAATATGGTGTACCATATCCTATGCAATCAGACGTTATAAAAAATAAGGTTTATAGCACAAATATAATGAAATACGGTGTTGCATGTGTATTTGCTAATGATGATATCAAGAAAAAGATATGTAAAACTTTTGATATGAAGTATGGGTGTCACCCAAGAAAATTGAAGATTACTGATGATAAGCGGAAGATAACATGTATTTCGAAATATGGCGTTGATAGTTTTTCTAAAACAGATGAATTTAAAACTATAGTGAGAAATAAGGTTTGGGATTCATTGTCCAATGATGAAAAGGAAACGATTAGAAATAAGAGCAGAATCGCTAGACAGAATGACCCAGTTATAACGTGCGAATATTGTTGTATGTCAGTAAAAAATAAAGGTACTTTCAATCGATTTCATGGAAATAACTGTAAATTAAATATCGATAATATTAATAATATTGTTGGGGATTGTGTACCTATTATCTGTGAATATTGCAATTGGTTTCCTAAAACAGCAGGGGAAAGATCAAATATGATTAGACATATAAAATGTTGTAAATTAAAATATAGTAAATAATGTTGCATATATAAATTTAAGGGATAATTGATGAGTGATATTCTTGTTAAGAAAGTGTCTGATATATTAGATACTGATTACCGTGCTTTTGCTATGTACACGATTGAAAATCGGGCTTTACCTAGTTATGTTGATGGTTTGAAGATTTCTGGTAGAAAGTTATTATATGCAATGGTCACTCAATTCAAAGGCAAAAAAGTTAAAGTTGCTGAACTGGGTTCATCTTTACCAAGCTATAACTATCACCATGCGGAAGGTTCTGCTATGAGTGCTGTAGTGACGCTGGCGGCCGATTGGAGTAATAACATACCAATCTTCAGGGGATACGGTAACTTTGGCTCACGCTTGATTCAGGAAGCAGCAGCACCACGTTATATCTTTTGTGATCTAAATCCAGAATTCAAAAAATACTTTATTCATAATGAAGTATGTAATCCAAATATTGATGTGGATAATCCAGAACCGCAACAATACCTTCCATTAATCCCGTGGATTCTGGTGAATGGGATTGAGGGGATTGCTGTTGGTTTTGCATGTAAATATTTACCACATGATCCAAAAGATATCCTGAAGGCTACGATTAAAGCTGCAAACGGAAAACTGAAATCTGATTATAAGTTATCCATCAAAATTCCACATTTCAAGGGTACAATTGAACATGATCCAACTAATCACAAGCGAGTAATCACTAAAGGCGTGGTTAATCGTGTTGGTCGTAATAAGTGGGAAATCACAGAACTTCCATATGGTTATGACCGCGAAAAATATTTCAAAGTCCTAAGCAGCCTTATTGAAAAGAAAAAGATTGCTGATTTTGAAGATCGTTGTGATGAATCTGGATTCAATTTCTTGATCAAAACTGATAGTGTACAAGATGCGAAGTGTGCCAAAGACCCGATCGATTACTTCAGCTTGGAAAAAGCAATCACGGAAAACTACAATGCCTTGGATGAACAAGGTAAATTGATGATGTTTGAAAACAAGGTCGATATCATCAACAAATTTGTTGAATTCCGTATTGGGAAGGTTCGTGAATATATCGATTATGAAATTAAGCGAATTGAAAAAGACCTGAACTGGTGTAATGCTAAATTGAACTTTATTACTGATGTAATCTCAAATAAGATTGCGATTATGAAACATAGTAAAGCCGAATTGGTTGAACTGGTTAAAACCCAATATGATGTGCCTGATGAAGTGGCTAATCGACTGGTATCGATCCCAGTATACAATATGACTCAAGATCAGGTTGAAGAATTGAAGGTGATCATTGATGGGCTTAATACTAAGTTGAGTGAATTACAATCAACAAATGAACGTGAATTGTATATTGATTTACTGAAGGGAATCTAAAATGGTCAAATCTGATTTGGTGGAGATGTTTGGAAAAGATTATTATTCAATCGGGTTATTCTGTTCCGTATCATGGAGTGATGCATATACGTATGAGGGTATAATTAATGATGATGTGTCAAATCTATGCTACCAAATCAAATATGATTATTATGGTGAATCAGCCAACTTGATTATCAATTTGATTATACAAAGTTTTATGAAAAATGATCTATTGTCAACTTTAATTAAAGAATACGTTCCATACGACAAAAATATTGCGATTGAAAAGTATAGCGTTGACAACTATTTGGTATTCTCTACAAAGATGATGGAATTAGCTTCTAATATTGCCAAGTTACCAGCTAATAGTCGCGAACTACTTATTGATTTGTTTAATATGATGAATATGAAATATGTTTATAGTATCCATTTGAATATTAATTAATTTTTCTAATCGGTAAAACATTTGATGAAAAAAAGCCCAAATCAAGGGCTTTTTTTGTTGAATAGTGTATACATATTTTATAGTTGTGCTAATATGTACACACATAGAGTAAATGGCAAAAACAAATATGTCAAATAAGACGAAAGAAGATGCAGCATCGCTTTTATATAAGCGATTACAAAAAATGGATGGTATTACCAACACTGGTTTTGATAACATCTTTAATTTAGACGTTAGTGAATTAAAGCAATTAAATGATTTAAATGATGATGATCTGATAGCCACATTTGATTATTTTAATTCATCAATGTATGACAACAAACCAGACTATGATGTAAGATTCATGCGCCTTGCACGTGAATATTCTACATGGTCAAAAGACCCAAAAAAACAAGTTGGTTGTGTGGCCGTGCGCGATCGTCAAGTAATCTCACAAGGATATAATGGTTTCCCACGAAATATCAAAGATGATTGGCGTTTGTATGTGAAGCATATTAAGTTATCAATGGTTACACATGCCGAAGTAAACATGATTGCGAATGCATGTCGAAATGGTGTGTCTTTGATCAATTCAACAGTATACGTTTATGGTCTACCTGCATGTTCTGACTGTGTTAAACCGCTTATCCAAGTAGGTGTGAAACGTATTGTAATGTGCGATTCTACAGGCGGAAATAGCAAATCATGGTCGGTACATTCTGACACTTTTACAGTGACTCGACGTTTACTGGAAGAAGCAGAAATCAATTTCAACATGATCGATTTGAATATGTTGGGAGATGCTTGATGTCAGAAGAAGTAGTAGTATTTGATGAATACCGACAAGCCATACAATCAATCACTAAGAATGCTGTAACGTTTGTATCTGGTGAAGCTGGTTCTGGTAAATCGACATTCATCCACTATATTCGAAAACTGGTTTCTAACTCTTTATTACTAGCACCAACGGGTTTGGCTGCTGTTAATATTGGTGGTCGTACAATACATTCATTTTTTAAGTTCCCTCCTTCATTTTTGACGGAAAACGATATTGTTCGTTTGAAACCTGATGTTTGTAAATTTTTGCGAATGACAAATTTGATCATTATCGATGAAATTTCAATGGTGTCCTCTAATGTTATGGATGCAATTGATTCATCATTGCGATTATCAATGAATCAAAATGTGCCATTTGGTGGCATCCCTGTATTAATTGTTGGCGATCTTTGTCAGTTATCACCTATTGTGGGTAACGATCGTGTTGTAATGGAAGCATACATGGAGTTGTATGATTCTGAATATTTTTTTGATTCACATGTAATGCAAGAAGTCATTGAAAAAAATGAATTCGAACTAATCATGTTGAAAAAAGTAATGCGTCAGAAAGACGAACGATTTGTTAAAGTGCTATCTGCTATCCGTCGGGATTACAAAGCCAATATTGCGATTGACATTCTTAATAAAGTTTGTCGTTATGAACATGTAGCACCTGATAATTATGTTCAGATTACACCCTACAATGAAGTTAGTAATGTTACTAATAATCGCAAATTAGCTGAACTTGATTCTGAATTAATGACATATTATGGAACTGTGGAGGGGAAATTTAATCCAAATAACTTCCCTGTTGATCAGACTTTAAAACTTAAAGTCGGTGCACAAATCATGGTCTGTAAAAATCTTACTCCAAGTATCGTAAATGGCAGTATTGGTAAAATAACTGATCTTCGTAGTAATTATATCATTGTTGATCTTTTTGATGGTCAAAAAGATATTAAAATTGAGTATGCTAAATGGGATGAATATGGCCTTTCTAAATCATTTATAGGTGGAGAATCAAAGTATGAAAACGGCATTGTTGGATCATATCGGCAATTGCCAATTAAATTATCTTGGAGTATGACAATTCATAAATCACAGGGCGCAACAATTCAGAACTTATATATTGATATGAGTAAGGGAGCGTTTGCAACTGGTATGTTATATGTAGCTTTATCACGTGCGACAACATTGGATAAATTGATTTTATCTAAACCGTTGGAATATGAGGATGTAATTGTTGATGATCGAGTTGTAAGCTTTTATAAAAAGTTTGGTGTGGGAGTATAAAGTAATGAGTAGTAAAAAAAATGAGATCATCAACGTTCGTGTAGATAGCGATATTAAGGCACAATCAAGAACTATTCTTGAGAAGAAATCATTATCCCATTCCAAGGCGTTTAGGTTGTTACTGGAACATATTATTGAATGTGGTGATGTTCCAGAATTTATGAAAAAAGATATTTAATTATCTGCATAAATAATCATATGTATTATTGAGTGCAAGTGATTATGAGTAGTAAATATTCAATATTCGATGTTGTTAAAGATGTTGTCACCACTGGAAAAGTGGCTATTACTTCATCTGATACAGCATCGAAACGCATTGCCATTTGTAATGAATGTCCTGAACTTCAACCAGCATTTGGCACATGTGCACAATGTGGGTGTTTGATGGCTGCTAAGGTGAAGTTTAGCAAATCAGTATGTCCATTAGGTAAATGGTGATAAAATGAGTGATCAGCAACAAATTGACCCTGAATTTGAAAGTTTATATTTTGAAATCGACAAGAAAATCGGGATTGCGGCAAACGTTATTCTTCGACACGTTTCAGAAAATGAAGCGCGATTATTGAAGAAGGTTCTTATTCGGCTGGATACGTTTCTGGATGAATTAGAAAAAATTGAATGATGAATAGGCCACATGAAAATGTGGCTTTTTCATGTATGTACAAACAAAATTAATCATATTTGTCATGTTAATATCGCTTCCATTCTTATATGTAAGAATGAGATTAAATAAATCTTTAGTTTGTTTAGAGAAGCGAGATATTAAGATGATTAAGACTATTATCAAACGAGATGGTAGCAAAGAAGATTTTAACCCAAATAAAGTAAATGGATGGGGAATTTGGGCAGCTGAAAAACTAGGTCGGAACGTCGATTGGGCAAGTATCGTTACAAGTGCAATTTCAACATTACCAAATACAGTTACTTCGAAAGAACTTCAGGAATCGTTGATTAAAAAATGCCTTGAGCAGCGTACATGGGAATACAATTTGATGGCTGGTCGCCTGTATTCATCTTTGCTGGTTCGTTTGGTTCATAAATCATCTGAATATCCTACCATTAAAGAAGTGCAAGCACGTCTGGTTAAAGATGGCCTGATGCGTTGTCTTGATTATACTGATACTGAATATGAACAGCTAGAAAAAGTAATCAATCACAATTACAACCTTAAATATCCGCATTATGCTATTCACCAGAACCGCAACAAATATGCATTGAAGAACCGTGTTAAAAATATTGAATACGAAACTTCACAATTCATGTATATGCGTATGGCTATGGCCCTTGCTGAAAAGGAACCAAAAGAACGTCGTATTGCTGAAGTTAAAGCATACTATGAAGAATTTGCAAATCACCGTATTAACGTTCCTACGCCATACTATGTGAATCTAGGCACACATCTGGACGGTTATGCGTCATGCTGTATTTTCCAAGCCAAAGATGAAGCACCTTCATTAGCTACAGCGGATCATATTGCGTATATGATGACTGTTATGAGTGCAGGGATCGGATACCATTTGAAAACCCGTTCAATTGGCGATTCTGTTCGTGGTGGTTTAATTGAACACCAAGGTAAATTACCATACTTGCGTTCTTATTCAACTGCATTAGCTGCTAACCTTCAGAATGGCCGTGGTGGTGCTGGTACAGCTTATTTCAATGCTTATGATCCAGAAATTGAAACATTACTGAAACTGAAAAACCCAATCACACCATTGGCTAAACAGATTCGTGGTTCTGACTATAGCTTTGGTTCAAACCGTTTAGTTGTTCAAAAATGTGCTAAGAATGAAGATATTGCTTTATTCTCATATAAAGATGCACCAGAACTTTATAACGCGATTTATTCAGGCGATAACGATTACTTCGAACGTCTGTATGAAAAATTCCTAGCTTCTAAGCTCCCACGTACAATGGTTCCAGCACGTAAGATCGTTGTTATGGCGATGACTGAAGCTATTGAAACTGGCCGTACATATGAACATATGACAGACTGGATGAACATCCATACGCCATTCCTTGATACGATTTGGTCATCTAATTTATGTTCAGAAATTGATTTGCCGACATCTGGTTTTAAATCAGTCAAAGAACTGTATGAATCATACGATGAAAGCCAAAACTTTATCCGTATCCGTTCTGGACGTAAAGAACAAATTATTTACAACTTTGATCGTGTAAATACTTTGCGCAAAACCGATATGCATGCATTGAAGCTGCAAGAAGATGATGTAATCGTTAATGATGATGGTTCTGAAACTAAGGTTGATGAAATCGTTGAACGTTCTACAGCAGGTGAAATCGCACTTTGTAATATTGGTGGCATCATCGTTTCAAATATCAAAAATGATGAAGAATACTATAACTCATGTTATCGTGTTCTGAAGATGGTTCGTTTTGGTATCTTGAATTCATCATATGTGTTCCAGAACCTTAAAGAAACCGCTGAAGCACGTATGAATGCTGGTATCGGTATTGTTGGTTTAGCGCATCTGATGGCTAAGAAAGGTCTGTCATATTCATCGCAAGAAGGACGTGATTTCTGTCATGAATTAGCTGAAACTCACTACTGGCATCTTGTTAATGCATCACTAGAATTATCTAAAGAATATGGTGTTGCTAAATGGATGTACAAAACTAAATGGGTTGATGGCTGGACTCCATTAGATACATATTGCGGAAACGTGGATAAACTGGTTACTGTTGAAAATAAACGTGATTGGAAAACTTTATCTGAAAAGATCAAGGCCAATGGCGGCATCTTAAACAGTGTACTTTGTGCACATATGCCAAGTGAGTCGTGTGTTCAAAAAGAACAAGTTATCAAAACTGAAAACGGTTTGATGTCATTAGAAGATATTTTCAATTTAACTGGCGCTGATTTAGAAAAAGAAGTTGAAGATATTACTCCATTGACAGGCGGTAAATGGTTTAAATTACCTGAACCTATCATGGTTGAAACTATGGATGGGTTAAAGCCAGCTACCGATGTTTGGTTAAATGGTAGAACTAATTACATTGAGATTGAATTAGAAGATGGTGCTGTATATAAATGTACACACCATCATAAATTCCTTGTGAAATCGGGGGATTCGTATCAATGGAAAATGGCTATTAACTTAACAGAAGACGATGAAATCATGCGAATGGAATAATCCACTCACATGCCGTTTTTCTCACAAATATATAAATAAAGGCATATAAGCTGATATTTAAAGTGAGAAAAACGGTGAAGAAGTTTTCAAACAAGTGGTTTGATAAAGTTTTTGTTGATGGTTTATTCGATGTTGATGAAATGGATGATGTTATAAACTTTTTTAATTCGAATAAATTTGATGATAGTAGACGATATTATACATATCTATCATCAATTAGAGTTAAAGATGGATGGCAAGATAATTATATATCATTCAATGATTATTGTGGATCGCTTGATTCAATCAATACAGCGAGTCTATATGATATTAAATATAATGCATTCCGATATAACATTTCGTTACATGAAGCTGAAAAAATCGTTGATGAGAAAAAGAAATCAAAAGCTACTAATTTAGAAGGGTTTATTAAACGTCATGGTGTTGAAAAAGGAACTGAATTGTTTGAACAGTTTCAAAAAACATCTGTTAGTTGTACGGTTAATAATATGTCTGAATTGGAACGAAAAGAACGATCCAAATGGTGTAAAGAATATTATATGAAGCGTGGATATGATGAGTTAACTTCTATCAATATGGCTAAGGATTGGAATAGAAATAACTCAGGTTCAAATCGTTATTATTGGATGAATCAAGGTTATTCAAAAGATGAAGTTGATGAATTCATGAGTATTATTGATGCCAAAAAAGCATTTGGTATTAAACAATACAAAGAAAAATATGGTGATATGTGGAAGATTAAATGGGATGATAGAATTGATAGATACAGAAATACTATTGGTTCGATTTGTGATATTGAATCATTCATATGTTATAAAAAAGAGTGTTATAGAATATCAAACATTAATATTAAATTATATGGTAATTTAATTAATGATATTGAAAAGCGCGGATATGAATATCATTTAGATCACATATATAGTGTTAAAGATGGTTTTGTAAATAATGTCGATCCAAGCATTATTGGACATTATTTAAATTTAAGAATAATTTCACGAATTGAAAACCTATCGAAAGGTTCAAGAAGTGATAAGAGTTTAGATGAGTTAAAAAAGGAAATCGAAGTAAATGAAAGCTGTTAAAATCAAATCAATTAAGGTTACAGATGATCGTATTATCACGATGGATATCAATGTTGATGAAGTACATCATTATATTCTTGATGATGGCACGATATCTCACAATTCATCTATTTCTGGTGCAACTACGAACGGTTTATATCCGATCCGTGACATCGTATTGAACAAAACTAATGAAACTCAATCAGTTTCTTATGTAGTTCCAGATTCAACAAAACTTCGCAATCGATATGAATCAGCATGGGAAATCCCAACTGATAATATGACGATGATCTATGCGATCTTCCAAAAATGGTGTGATCAAGGCATTTCAGCCGACCGCTGGCGTAAAATCCAAGGGGATGAAAAAGTCGGAACCAAGGAAATGATTACAGGCTTCAATACACGTTACAAGTATGGTGTGAAGCAAGGCTACTACCAGAACACTAAAGGCGGAAAAGATATCAATCTGAACGCTTCTGAAGCTGAAGCAGAATGTGAAAGCTGTAGTATCTAAATCTGAAAGAGTGGTATAAAAGCCACTCTTTTTCTAAATAAATACAAATACATAAAAAGAGTTATATAAAATGGCTAATTCAATCAATAAAGATAAATCAATGAAAGAAGCACAACGCATTAAAGAATTGCTTCTTAAATCAACTAAACCTGATCTTGGATTAGCTGATGGTGATGTTACACTTAAACAAGATGCTGATGGTTACGTTGAAGTGACTATTCTTAAAGGTCGTGCTGTACCACATGAAGATGGTGTTGGTGCAAGTGCTAAAAACGTTTCATCAGTTATCGATAAAGACTTCACTGAATTCCGCAAAAAAGGTTGGACTTTTACACAGCCACAAGGCGGTTCATTCTCTATTGGTGTTCCAGAAGAAAAGATGAATGAAGGATTCACGTTTGCTAAGTTTTTAGAAAGCGATATGCTGTAATAGCATTGAATTAAAAGAGGGGATCATATGATCCCCTTTCTTTATAGCTTTTTAGCTTGCTTCTTCTGGAAAATCACATCCACATCTTTACCATTATATTGATATTCATCGGCCAATCGTTGTTTCAAATTTATCATTAAAGACTTTTGATCTAATGCGTGATCGAATAGTTTATCTTTCATGCCGTTAATGATACATCTGCCATCATGCCATACGATTAGATTATCATCGATCAGAACCTTTTTTGGTTGAATCAATGTGTTTAGATCATAAAAGGCAATAAAGAATTCATTATTACCATAAGTTTGTTTTAATTCAGCTAATGTTTTCATATTTTACTCTTTGGTTGGGTGATCTTCTAATTAGAAGATCAGGGGTAGTTTATAACCTTTTGGAACCTTTTCGCCATATTTGGCATAATCTTCATTAAATTTAGCAATACGATCCTTGTGTTTTTGGTATTCACTTATAACCTTTTCAAGATCGCTTTGATATTTAGCTTTTAACCCAGCATGGTTAGTCGATTCAATATTTTTCTTGGCTGATGCGATTGCCAATTCATATTGATTAGTATAGTAGTCTGATCCTTGTTCTTTTTGATTAGTGTAGAAAGCGATATCTTCTTTCCAGCAATGAAGACGTTTACCATGTGCTGTTTGTTGGATACCAGACCCATTACATCCAAAGCAAGCGCCCATATCAAGATAAACACCTGAACCACCGCAACGACTGCAAACTTTAACAAGTGCATTTTTCTTTGGTTTATTTTCCAATTCTTTCAATGCTATTTTGATGCTATCTTTAGAATCGAATGATTTTTCTTCAATAAGTTCATTAACCAAATTATTAATATCTACAACTAGGCGCGGAAGTTCGGCTGAACTTGGAGTTGACTTATTTAATTTCTTCCAACGAACACACAATTTACTTAACCGTTCTAGTTTAATATTCATTTTAAACAACCGCCATTGTTTATATTAAGTTCATATTATCATATTGTATATACAATTACAAATATGATTTAATTATATTGATTAATTAATGAACTAAATTAACCATTCATCGGTAATTTAAAGAAATAGAATAAAAACTCAATTTTTTTGGTTATGTAGTATTGTGATTTTTTGTGAGATTGTTTATATTTGTGTACACACGAAAAAGAGGATATCGTGTATGTACAATTGAATATGATCAAATATGATTTGGTAAAATTCTAACACATAAATATTAGTTTATAATGTGTTGGAGTATAGAGTGACCACAAAGAAAGAAGGTTTGAAAAGATCAAAAATTTTTAATAGCCTTAAAACTATTGATCAATATAAAAATTATCCAATGTTTGGGGGTACGGAACCTGCTTTAGTAGATACAATTTATAAGCAGTATCCCAACATTTGGAAATTATATAAAGAAATGAAATCCTTGGATTGGGATGAAAATGAATTCGATTATAGCCGTTGTTTGGTTGAATTCAAAACCACTCCAAAATATATTTCTGAAAAGATGATTAAAACCATTGGATGGCAATGGGAAGCGGATTCTGTAGCATCACGCTCATTCCTTGCAATTCTAATGCCGTTTTCAACATCTACTGAATATTGGGCTACGCTGGTTCGTATTGCAGATAATGAACATTTACATGCGTTTACATATTCAGAAATTGTTAAGTTATCCTTTGAAAATCCTGATGAAGTTATTCAAGAAATCATGGATTTTAAGGCTACACAAAAACGGTTGAATGTTTTAACAGATACTCTTGAAAAGGCTTTACATTTAAGTAAACAGTATTGGGCTGGTTTGATCCCTTTAACGGATGAATTATATCGTGAAGTTGTACTTAAAACTGTAATTTGCGCATTATTCTTAGAACGCATCCAGTTTATGGCATCTTTTGGAATTACATTCACCATCTGTTCAACTGGATTGTTTCAACCAATTGGAAAAGCTGTTCAAAAAATTTGTCAAGATGAATTAGAAGTTCATTCTGAATTTGGCAAAGCTGTTTTAGGATATGAATTAAAGAGTGAACGTGGATTACGTTGCTTTAATGAATTGAAAGAATGGATGATTGAATTAGGTCGTGAAATCATTCAAAGCGAATTTGATTTTATTGATGGTATTCATGAAGATGGTATAAATTTAGTTGGAACGACACCAGAACTTTTAAAAGAATGGGTGTTATTCAATGCCAAAGATGTTTATAGATTCTTAGGCATTGAAACTAATGAATTTGTGTTCCCTAAAAAGAACCCAATGCCATTGTTGGAAGATTGGATAAACATCAATGCTACTCAAGCAGCACCACAAGAACAAGATGTTGCTGCATATAAGGTTGGGGTAGTAATTGATGATTCTGAAGATGAAGTGTTTGATATTTAAGTTTGAAAAGGAAAATAAAAGTGTTAACAGTATATAGCAAAGATGCATGTCCAAATTGTGTGAATGCGATTCAATATCTTGAAGAACGTAATATTCCATACAAAGTTATTAAAATTGTAGGCGAAGTTGTTGATTCAGAAAAAGAAATTGACCGCATGGAGTTTATTCAAAAATACCCGTCAGTTCGTTCAGCACCATATATTGTGGATGAAGACGGCAATTCTTTTGCAAATTTGAATGCGCTACGTGCTGCATTTTGATGGAAAGCCGCTTTTCAGCGGCTTTCCTATATCAGTTAGGAAATTCATAAAATAATGGAAAAATTGTAACTGCTTTGTTATTTTTTTATCCTATTGATTTTATTCGAATAATTATTTACTAAATATTAGAATGTTATGTTGATGAAGGGTTTATTAACACTTTGTTGACATTTCGGTATTTGCATATTTGAATTTTTATGATTATATTTATCTCAACTACACAGTAAGTACGACTTATTTAGGAGAGAGAAGATATGTCTAAAGTTAGTGTTAATAAAACAAGTGGTCGCAACTTTTATGCTGTTAAAACTGTAAATGGTAAAGAACAAGCATTCGCTTTTGAAACTGTTGCTAACCGTAAACGTTGGTTGGAACGTCAAACTGACAGTGATGCACGTGAAATCAGTGCACCAGATGTTTACCGCATGTTACAAAAAGGTCGTGATGACTATTTGTGTGCTAACCGATTCAATCGTGTATATGTAATCGATTCAGCAGATAAAGTCAACACTGATAAAGGTCAACGTTTAGTAATGTAATAACTGTTGCTTTTAGATTTTGTAACTTGGGGTGACGGGGTTTTACAGCTTGACTAAATAAAATGAAAAAAAGCAAAAAAAGGTGTATGCAAATACACCTTTTTTTATTATACTCTTACAAGAAATAACAAAGACCGATAAAAATGGAGGGTATAGAATGGCGACACAGGTATTATTCTTCGCAGATGTAGAATCCATGAAGATGTTAGTGTTGAAAACAAAAGAGGATCGTTTAAATTATATCGAAAGTATTTTTGATTTTAATTTGAAAAACTCGCTCATCAAACAATATAATCTTCTTTTTGGATCGCATGAAGATGATCATATTAGAAATTACTTTTCATTTTTGCAGGACTTTACTATAGATCAGGCTTTAGCTTTATATGATCGGTTATCAAATAAGTTAAGATTAGAACTTGTTCATGCTATTGGGTTTGACCACAATCACTTACAGGAAGTGATTGAAGTACATGAGTTTTTTATGAATTCTGAATATGGGGAATAATTACAACATTGCTTTAGCTAATTTGTTGTGATAATCATATAATTGGTATTTTGAACCATTAAATCCTTTTGCAAATGGTCTACAAGTTTCCGCATTTGTAGACAATTTGAGAAATGCAGATTTCAAATTTGCCACATTTAATATATATCCAACAAGCATATCATAATGGCTGCCTTCATTCCGGCTTGCATCCCATAACATATCGATTGGATGAGAATAACCAAGTTTGTCGTAATATATACCCATTACTTGGAATTTACCAATCGATACAGATTGAAATGCACCATCTGGATCAATACATGCAGCATATGCCAGCTTTTCCCACGAATCATTAATATTATTATTATTGAAATCAGTGGTATACCCACCATATTGTGAATTAGATAAAAAATGATTTTTAGTGTTTGGGAAATAAATTACACGTTTCACAAATTTGTAAAAATAGTGGCGTTCATATAAAATTTTTACTAATCCATCATTTGTGAAAGCTGATCCAGATGATTCAACTTTTGCAACTGCATTAATGCGCTTTTCAGATGTATCCCCTAACTGCTTGGCTAATTTACTAATATGTAAAGGTGTCACAGCCGCAGCATTTTTGTTGGTAAATACTTGAATTAATGCATTACGTGTTTTAGGGCCACCTAAACCGTCACAAACCAATTTTGGATTTGCACCTTTTTCATTTAACCATTCTTGTAATTGTTTTACGTTCATTTTTCTTTTTTCCCTTTAATTTGCTTCAAAATATTTGTTGGAGAACTTTCATATATATTGATATTATTGTTCACTTGAGAAATATTATTAGTAGGTGTGTTGCCTTGTGGCTTCGCCATATTTTTACGTTTCTTTTTGCGATCATGTATATCTAACATTTTTTCATTCATTTCAACCAAAGTTTTCATAAAGACAGCAGCATATTCAAAAGATTTTGGTTGTTCAGAATCTCGAACGTTTTCACATAGGTCTTCCATTAAGTCCATACCATTTTCAATAATGGTTTTGATATTTCTTTTGGCTTCTTCTTCATCCACCAAATAGTCCACATCATCTGGATCAGTGTACTCAACGACTTCTTCTATTGGATCAACACATTCATCTTCTTGATTATCATCAATTTCAACATTTCCTTCATTACCTTCATTATTAACAACTAATGAATATGTATTTTCTGCTACTACAGAATCATCATGTTCATTTACTGATTCAAATTTGCCAGTGGCGTAATTCTTCTTATGGCTGGTATTGAATATATCGGCCAATACATCAACTTTACTCATGGTTCATTTCCTTCATTATTATCATTCTCCATGTATTTGTATTCACCTACAAATCTATCAAACGCATCATTATGATCATCATCCTTCATTTCAATGATCACCTTCTTAATCCTTTCAAGAGAGCGTGGATTACTATGGAATTTAGTGTGACAAATAAAACTAAAGTTAAATAAACATACTCGTTTTTCATCAAATGCACCTTCATTCTGGATATCTTGGGAAAATGACGTTAAATCAAAAGTCAAGTTTGTTTTAATGTTATGAAAGTCAATATCGGATATCGTCACGTTCAATTGGGGTGTGAAGAAAGGCACAATTTGTTCTAAAATTTGATATCCTTCATCCACTGTATTTGTGGCAATATATAATTCAATGCCAATAGAATAAGGAATGGATGTGAATATCATATTCACTTCATTCTCACTCTTTCTAATATTTTGAATATTCAAAGGGTTCGTCATACGTTCTGGCGCATATGTAAAACTGGTGATTTCAAAACCCATTACTGGTAGACCAATATCAGTATATAAATTCCGCACATCGGTGTTATTGCTTAAAACTTCAATAAATTTTTGTTTATGTGCATACTGAATAGGAACAGTAACAATTTCATTATTCCCAGCTTGAATAACTACATCGCTGAATAATGAACCAAAAGTAGCAATTACTTTTTTAATTGAACGATGATAAAAAAATTCACCAATCATAGTTATTTTTTCCCAAATTTAGTAAATGGATTGCCACCTGAAACGACATTGATATCAGTGAACTTATCTGCTTCTTTTTTAATAGTGGTTTGATTTTCGCTTTCTTTGGTTGGATTCAAGAAGTCGTTAATATCGGTGTATGTCGTATCCATGATGTTGCTATATGATTTATTTACGCTAGATAGGGATAGGCGATATGTTGAAACTGTACCAAACTGCATAGTGTCAGGATAACCATCCCACATTTGATTAATTTGGAACATACAATTCACAAATGATCCATATTGGTCATTCGGATCACCAATATATATATAGTCACCTTCGCGTGGCTGTGCAAAACCAGTGCCTAACTCATCCCATGATTTAGATGAAATTACAATTTCAGTATTTTCTTCAAACCGGAATCCGAATTTAGACATATACTTTTGCATGGTTGTATTCTGACCATTATTTTGCATATATGCTTCAATAACATATGTGGTTCTGAATACGCTTAATTTTTCTTCTCTAAGTAATTCATCAAATTTTTCAATGTCACGAACAATATATAATACGTCTACCCCATTAATTTGAATTGATTCTTGCATTAAATCAGCAAACGTATCTTGTTCACTTTCGTTATATAAGTGATCGAAATATTTGTTTGTTGCCATAATAAATCTTCTTTTTATTTGTATTTAAATAAATTCCATATAAAGATTTTGTTAAATACAAATAAAAGGAAATAATATGGGTAAGCCAGCATCACGCTTAGGTGATCAACAGTCGGGGCATGGATGCTTTCCCCCTTCACCTTGTAGTAGTGCATCAGGGAATGTGATTACGAATGGGAAAGGCGCAATGAGAGTAGGGGATCAATTTGTATCACATTGCTGTCCCCATGCTGGGTGTCATCCGCCTGTTTTAGCATCAGGATCATCAACTGTAATAATAAATGGCCGTCAAGCTGGACGCTTAGGTGATCCTACAGGATGTGGTGCTAAGGTTATGGTTGGATCAGGCAATGTGAAAATTGGGGGTTAATAGTGAGCAAGTTATATACTGATTTCGATTTAACTTTCAAATTGAATGCAAATGGCGATATTGCTCAATTTACAGATGAAGATTGTATAAGACAAGCAATTATAAATTCTGTTCATTTAGTTTCATTTGATATCCCATTTAATGAGTGGTATGCAGCAAATGCTAAATATTACTTATTTGAAAGTTCGGATAAAATAACTGAATCTGAACTAATAAAAAGAATTCGGGATGTTCTATTATTCGACAGTAGATTAAAAGACCCAAGAGTAACTGTTAGTTATACAGATGTGAATAATTCACATTTTTGTCTTATTGATATTGTTGTATATGTTGAAATGTTAAACCGCGATATTAATGAACAAATTAAATTTGAGAGAAAAAGATAATGTCTTCAACAATTAGTACATTAGAGTTTGATGATATCAAACTAAAAATGATTGAGTTTCTAAAACGCGATCCATTTTATAAAGATTTCAATTTTGAAGCATCTAATATTAGCCGTATTCTTAATATGGATGCATATGCAACCACATATAATGGTTATTATATGAAAATGGTTCTTGATGAATCTATGCCTGATTCAGCTAAAACCAAAACTGCATTAATTGCACATGGAAACAATCGAAATTACTTGACTAAGTTTATAACCGCATCCAAATGTACTATTAATGTTTCAGTTGATGCTACTAATCTTGAACAAGTCCCTTATATTCTTATCAATAGAGGTCAACAATTTAAAGGTGTTGATAAGAATAATAAAACTATATATTTTATGAGTGCATATGATAATACTCTATATCTAGATGAATCACTGAATAAATATGTTGGTGATGATTTTATGTTGATTCAAGGTCAAATGCGAACACAAACTTATCGTGTAGACGCAGTTAATAATGCATATGAAATTAATGATCAATTCTGTGATGAATCAACGATTACTGTAAAAATCAAAAATACTAAAGATTCTAGTAACCCAGTTGAACATATCAGAGCCGAAAATTTTTATGATCGGTCAAGCGATGGTTTGGTATACTTTATCACAGCATCTACTAGCGGGGTTTATAAAATTCATTTTGGTCGTGATATATTTGGCCGTGAACCAAAGATTGGTGAATATATTGAAATTTCATATGTAAAGACTGATGGGGCATCAGCTAATGATACTAATAACTTTGCTATTGTGTTATCAAAAGCTTCAGAAACTAAAACTACTGATTTGAACTATTATCCACAAACTGCTATTAAAGTGAACACTATAGAGCAATCTACTGGGGGTTTAGATGATTTAACAGTTGAAGAATTAAGATTTTCAGTTGTTAATCACAATAAAATACGTGGGCGTGTAGTTACACCTGAAGATATTAAAATAGTTATTCTTTCAGAATATAGAGATGTAGAAAGCATTAATGTATGGTCTGGTGGAACATCAATGTACAGACAGTATGGTAAGACTTATATTTGTATTAAACCTAAAACAAATGATAAATTAACATTAACTGGTAAAAATATTATAACTGACTTGTTGGTTAATAAGTATGGTGTATTATCTAAAACTGATTTGGTATTTGTTGACCCAAATTTTACTGATATTATCATCAAATTTAAATTTAAAATAAATCGTGCGCTAACAAATGATAATATCGCAACCATTAAATCTAGAATTGAAAGGAATGTGATGCAGTTTAATGCTGAAACTTTATCTAAGTTTAGTAGCAACTATTATGATAGTGACTTGGTAGATTATGTAAAAGATAAAGATTTATCAATCACAAGTGCATATACAGAAAAGACATTACAGAAAACACTTAATTTTAATTATACAAGTGGCACATACACAATAAATTTTGGCAATACTTTAAAAAATGTAATTACAAATACATTTGAATATGGCAATAAAACATGTTTCTTTCAAAGTGATGTAGATGGAAATATTATTATTGTCGATGCGAATGACTTTTCCCACATTGCTAAAGGTGGGTTATTGGATATGAAAACAGGAAAATTACAATTGGTTGTACCGACATTTGCAAAGATTGATAGTTTGGTTATTACTGCAACACCTGTATATCCAGATATAGAAACATTAGAAGATAATATTGTTCGGATCAAGAAAGTTATGGCCGAAGAAGTGGTTAAATTGAGGGGATAATAATGACACCAGAGTTTTTACTCAATCGCTTTCCAGACTATAATGTTGATAGGGATGATGGGTTTGTAAAGTATAAATCTGATATTTATAAATGGCATCAAACAGAAGGTGTAAATTCAATTCTGAATGCTTATAAAGCATTAATATATCAGCATGCTTACAGTGAAAAATTTGAACAGCAGATTGTTGAAAACATGGGGTTGGATATTAGCCTTAATAGCGCATCTAACATACATGGGGAATTATTATATAAGTTACTTGATGAATATCTAGAAACACGTGGAACTAAAACATCTTTTAAAATTTTATTTCAGCTAATGTTTAATAAGGGCGTGGAAATTATATATCCACGCGATTACCTTATGAATTTATCGGCGTATACATATTTACGAACTAATCAGATTGTAATTAGTGGTGAATTTCAATTAACTAAGAATTCTGGTCTACATGGATTAAGAAGTGGAACTAGGAGTGGCATCGAATCATTCACGCCATATTATATTAATGGATCAAGATATTATATTGTCGATTGCAATAATATTGAAGATAGTTTCATCTTAAATGAACCTATTGAAATCACTAACTATGATTATAATTTTATATATAATGAAGTACATTTACCTTTAATTGATATTAAGATAATTAATAAAGGGAGATATTACAAAGTTGGAGATATCCTTACTCCAAACACCAATGTATTTTATAACTCAAGATTTATTGTGTCTAAAGTAAGCAAAGGTTCAATTGATAACGTTAAGATCATTAATGGTGGAAATGGTTATAAAGTTGGGGATAAGGTAAAACTAGATATTAAATCTCATTTTTCAGCAATAGTATCAGAAGTGGATAGCAATGGCGCTATTATAAAAATTGATATTAAAAATAAGGGATATAACTTTACTGATTTGCCTAAGCTTAGTGTAAAATCAAAAAATGGTTCAAATGCTATACTTGAAGCTGAATCATTTACTATTGGTTGTGTAGAAGATATTCAAATTGATAAAGGTTCTTTAGTACACAATACTGGAAATATTGTATATGCAATAAATAGTGTGAATGGTGAGGGTTTAGTTGTTAAGAATATTGCTGCCACACATTATAAAAGAAGTGAGTATAAAAATAATATTACTGACACCAAGCCAAAAAACATGACTCTTGATAGTGACACACATCATTCTCACTCATATAACATTATATCTGATGTTCCTGCAAGTAAATATAAGGCAGTAGTAGAAAAATATAACAACCCATCTGGCTATAAATTCAATTGCCTATATACTAAATTAAATAAACTAAACATAGCGAATATTGAGGTTAGCGGTGAACTTATTAGAGAATGATATCACACAAGTTATAATTGATAATTATGATATATCTGTAGGTCATGTTGATATTGATGATTTGAACATAAAGTCAATCAATGATGGGATAGTTGTTACCAAAAATATTAGAGCTAGTGATATTCGTTATTGTTCAGAGATCAAAGATTGGATTGAAAATATTAGCTATGAAGAAAACACATTTTGTAAAATAGATAATAAAATATATGTGTGTCTTTATTCCCCACCACATGCATCTTTTGTTGCTCCATCTGGTGAAAGTCTTTTCAATCAATTACTGGATGATAACTATGTATGGCGTTATGTAGCTGATGTGGAGTCAGTTGTATATAAAGACTATATTCAATATAAACAGAAGTATGATGATATTGTGTTGAAAGGCACAATACAATCTATTGATATCACTCATAAAAGTGAACATTTAGTGGGGGAATATTCAAATTTTCACTTACAGAAACAATATGTTAGTGGTACAGGCGTTAATTTTGTAGTTGAAAATGATCAAATTACAGAAGTTCCATCTGATGTGTTAATTCAACATGGTGGACAAAATTATGACTTCACCGACATATTTGTAATTACTGATAAAGAACAAAATATAAATGAAATTGCTGAAGTTAATGTTTATGTGGAAGATGGCAAAGTTAAACTTGAATCATTCACGAATGGCGAAAATTACGACGATATTGAAATAATAGTTCTTGGTGATGGTGTTGGTGCTGAAGTAAACTATAGCTTATTTGCTGGTGTTTTAACAAATGTGTCAATTGAAGGTGGTGAAAACTACACATGGGCGAAAGTGATCGTGTTGAATTCTAATAAATATATTATAGGTAATATAAAATTAGAACCATTAAACGGTTACAATGCTGACTTAAAGCGTCACATTGGGGCTAATAAATATGTTATATCAAGCACATTTGATAATATCGAAAAAGAAATCAACTTCTACGGTATTCATAGAAAAACAAGTGATGGTCGATATAAACATATGGATAACATGTATTTAATTGATGAATTTATGCCAGAACCAAATGAAATAATAAATTTAAAAATTGTATTAGGATGATAAAATGAATTTCAACACCCCACCGTATAATGATGATTTTGATGTAGAAAAGAATCATTTGAAGGTATTGTTTAAGCCAAATCGTTATGTTCAGGCACGTGAATTAAATACGCTTCAATCAATTTTACAGAACCAGTTATCATCCATTGGTAATCATTTATTCAAAAACAATTCTAAAATTACTGGATGTTCAACATCATTTGTTGAATATTCATATGTCCGATTGAATAACAAATATGATGATAAAGATGTTGTGTTGGGTTCTTATAATGGTTTGCGCGTTGCAGGGGTTGTGTCTTCAGTAGAAGCAGTGATTATTGAAACAACTGAAAAAGATGTAAATGATCCACCTACTCTATATGTGGTTTACACTAAAGTTGGATCAGACAATGAACAGACTACTTTTATTCAAGGTGAAGATATTAACTTCATTGATGAAAATAATGTTGTTGTTTATACCGCTACAGTTCGGTGTCCTACATGTCCAGAAAATGAAGGGGTAGATACTACTCCACCATTAGGTAAAGGTATGTTCTTTACCTTGGAAGAAGGTATCTTCTACAACAATGGATACTTTGTAAAAACTCCATTTCAACATATCCCAACAGAAAAGTATCTTAATAAAGATGCTAATGGTCAAATTTCATCTGATTTAACGTATCGTGTTGGTCTGGATGTGATTGAAAGTGTTGTGACAGCAAATGATGATGAATCTTTATATGATCCACATATGGGTGAACCGAATTTTGCTGCTGAAGGTGCTGATCGTTATAAAATTGATTTGGTTCTTGCAATTCGTGATTATATTGAAGATGAAAATGAATCAAATTTCATCACATTAGCTAAAGTGCGTCAGAATCATACTGTTGAATATAAAAAAGATGATACTGAATACGGCGATATCATGAAAGAACTTTCTCGCCGTACTTATGAAACTAGCGGTAACTTTGCCAATGTACCTTGGAAAGCACGATTTCTAAATGAAAAAAAGAAATCATTGGTTGATGCAGAAGGTTGGGCTATGAGTGGCAATGAAGATAATTTCGTTGCTATCGTAAGCACTGGATCAGGTTATGTTAAAGGTTATCGTGTAGAGAATAATAGTGAAACCGTTGTGGTTGGTCGCAAGGCACGTGATACAAGAAAAGCACGTGGTGCATCAACGTCTTTCCCTCCTATTCAAAACTTCACAATTAAATCCGAAGATAATATTAGTTGGATTGACCACACGGGTTCATCTATATTAACAAATCAGATTGTTAACTTTAAAGATGACAAATCTGTTGTGATTGGTTCATTCAAAATATATGATATTCAAAATCTAGGTGATAATAAGTATCAGTTATATGTATATGACATCAATTTAATAGCTGGCAAGACTCTTAATATGGTGAAATCAGTATCAATTTCTGATAATTCACTGAAGGGTAATATCGAAGGACAGATGTATCTACAAAATGCCAGTAATACTTCACTATTGTTCGCTGTAGGCCGCGAATCAATAAAGTCGATGCGTGATAACGATAATGATGAAAACGGCAATACATCGCTTTATATGAAGCGTAGGTTCAGTGGTATTTTAAATGGCGAAGGTTCAATCACATTTACTACCCAATCGAATGAACAATTTATTTCACCAGCATTAAATTTGCCTATATGTTGGGTTGGTTCGAATCCAACTGGGGTGAAAGTAACTGTTGATAGTAATAAATTTGCATATACTCCAACTTCACTCACACTAAATTTGGGTATCGAAAATGCTGGTAAAAATGTAACTTATATATCTTCTATCATTCGCACATCTCAACAAGAAAAGACAAAAACATTAACGCGCCATTCTTATACTACAAATACTTCGCCAAGTAATGTGGTTGGTGATGTAATTGTATTACCACATGTGGATGGTTATCGAATTGACAGTGTTAAATTAATATCTACCAGTGATGCTACTTTTGAACAGGATGTGACAGATTCTTTTGAATTCATCAATGGTCAAACTGATGTCTTCTACACCAATATCAAATTAAAAGTTAACAAATCTTTTTCTGTGACATCAGAAAACCGTTTGATTATTACATATTACTATTTTGAACATAGTGGTGATGAAGGCTTTTTCACTGTTGATTCATATGACCAGTTGGTAAATGATCCAGATTTAAATCTAGAATATGAAGATATCCCAACATATAAAGCAACTAATGGTACTGTATATCGGTTATCAGAAGTATTCGATTTCCGTACTGTTAAACGCGATAATAGTATTGAACAGAATGCACCTATCGTTGCGTTTAATACAAATGCTGTATTCGATATTGAATACTACCTTGATCGTGCCGATCTTCTTCTGGTGTCATCAGAAGGCCGTTTCTATATTAAAGAAGGTGTTCCTTCTGAACTGGCTTCTCTACCACAACCTGATCCTGATACGATGATTCTGTATGAAATTTATATCAAGGCATATACATATAACCTGAATGATATTTCAGTTCGTTATGTGGACAACCGAAGATATACTATGAAGGATATTTCTAAGATCACCAATCGCCTTGATCGACTAGAAAAAGTTGTGTCATTATCCATGTTGGAAATGCAAACTGTAAATATGTCAATTAAAGATATAAATGGACTAGATCGATATAAGAATGGGTTCTTGGTTGATAATTTTAGAAACTTCTATGGTTCAGATATCACAAACGTTGAATACAGAGCGTCAATTGATCGTTCAATGGGTGAATTGCGTCCACAATTCAAAACATCAAATGTCCGTTTAGAATATTTTGATACCAATTCAAGTAATGTTAAACGATTGGGTAATGTGTTGATATGTGATTATACTGATGATTTATTCATCTCTAACACATATGCTACTAAAACATTATCTATCAATCCATATATGGTATATAGAACGCATGGCACGATGACTCTATCACCTAACATCGATACTTGGTCAGACACCACACGTTTACCAACAGTTGTGGCTAATATAGATACTGGTGTTGAAGCTTTACGTCAAGTAGCTGATGCAGCAGGATTGTTAGGTGTGGATTATGGAACATGGATCGATTTAAACCAGAGTATTGCTACATCTACTAATACTACTGAAACAAATACACAGCGTACAACTGAAACCATAACGACCACGACTACTGATCAAACTCGAAGTGTAACTACAACGAGTGTGGGATCACGTACTCAAAACTACTCAATTGATGATATTGTGAAGGATGTATCAATCATCCCTTATATTCGTACTCAAACTATTCAGTTTTATGCAACCAAGTTGAGTCCAAACACTAAATTCTATGCTTATTTTGATGGTATTGATGTATCAGAACATTGTAAAAAAACTCAACAGATTTCCTCATCAGGCGATGTGTTAACTAACCGTGCACAAGCTGTATTTGGCGCATCACCATTAATTTCTGATAATGATGGTAACTTGACTGGTGAATTCCGTATTCCAGCAGAAACCTTTTTCACTGGGGAAAAAGTATTTGTTTTGACAAATGATCAAAATAATACTGGTAATCCAGATGTTGAAACTTCACGTTGCGAAGCAATCTACTTTGCTGGTGGTGTATCTACTACAAAACAAGATTACACTATGAATGTGATCACTCCAACATATAGTGTGAATACATCAAATCAAAATAGAACAAATACATCAGTATCACGTGAAGTATCTACTGTTGATATTCCACAACCAGCACCACCAGTTTTAGATGGCCCTGAGATGCCGCCAAGATTGCCAGGTTTTTCAAGCATTTGGCACTGGGTTTGGAATGGCGCGCGTTGGATTTGGGACCCTATTGCCCAAGGTTTTAAAGTAAATGAATCATGTTTTATTTCTAAAGTAGATGTATTTTTTGCTGCTGTTGATGATAGAAGTGATGTGGTATGGTTTGAAATTCGTGAAATGGTAAATGGGTATCCATCTAATGAAGGTATTACACATGTTGAAGTGAACGCTAGAACATTACTTGATTATGTATCTGATGATGCTAGTAAAGCTTATACAGTTGTTTTTAATGCACCTGTATATGTTGATTCTTCTAAATCATATGCATTTGTAGTAGGTGGTTATTCTCCAAATACTCGCGTGTATGTATCAACACTTGGAGATAAGTTACTTAACAGTGAATCAATCCTTGAACAGCCACCATTAGGTTATACAATGTTCCGTTCATTGAATGGTGATACTTGGACGGCATATCAATTTGATACAATGAAGTTGAATATTTACCGTTGTGCATTCAAATCTGACTTCTTTAACTTATCTCTAGTGAATACACAGAATGATCAATCTGATGAATCATATTCATATAGTGTTCATTGTGATGATAATCCAATAGAAGTTGAACAGGGTGTAAACAAAGTACGTATATATGCCAAAAATCATGGATTGCGTCCAAATGACCAAGCTACGATCATGTTTGATAATGGGGTTTACTATACTGTTGAAATTATTAATGGTATGCCGCAAATTGATCAACCTGTTTCTACACTTACTGGTAGTGGATATATTAAAGATATTCGTATCACCAATACATTGAATTTCTATGAAATATCAATTAGTGGTATGGAAGGTTATTTTGAAGAAGGTCAGGAAATCACCTGTGAAGCCCGTCAGTATGAATACCGTGATATATTCTTGATTAGTGATACTGGGGCAAGTGGTTTACCAATCACACAAAATATTGCAACTGGATATATTAGAAAAACCACTGATATTGGTATTCCTGCTAATATTGCTGGTAAATCATTATCACTATTTGCCAAAAAACATATAGTTCGTGAAGTAGATTCAATAGATTCTTTTATTATTGAAATTGAAGGTGCATTTGAACAATCAGGTCGTTTTGGCGGTGGTAATATTTATATTCGTAATACCAATGTTAAATATGATTCATTTAACGTGGCTGGTCAATATCTATCTTATAATGCAAATGTATCATGGGTAGCGAATACGTTTAAACATGCTGGTGGTTATGAAGACCCGAAAGAAATTAAACCACAACATGACATGTATTTGGAAAGACCAAGTGTATTGCTTTCTGGTGTAAATGAAACACGTATTCTTGGGGCCAATAAACATTCATTTAAGGTTGATGTACAGTGTCGTCTAACATCACCATACATTAGCCCTGTATTTAATTTGGATTCGTTTTCTGTGACTACTATATCAAACCGTATCGAATTACTAACGGCGGATAAATATAATGTAAGTCCTAACAAGAATGCACGATTAGTTTCAGAAACAAGTCCAACTTCAGGTTCAGAAACGTTCAAGCATATATCACACAAAGTATTGCTGGAAAATCCTGCATCAGATATGAAAATAATTTTTGATGTGTATTGCACAAGCGAATCTGATTTTGAAGTATATGTTAAAGTTGTTAGTGCACAAAATAATGTGGATGATTCAACATTACCGTGGATAAAAGTAGATCAATATAATAAGAAGCGTTTCAGCAATGGAATGGGTGATAAGATTGAATATGACCTAACGCTTTCTGAAAATGCATCTACTTGGAATGATGATATTGAATACATTGCTTATCGTGTGAAGTTGGTTGGAAAATCATCTAATTCTTCACAACCAGTAGTGTTTGAAAATTTGAGAGCGATAGCGATAACATGATAAAAGATGCAAAAGTACAGGGTTACGATTCATTAGTGAAGCGTAACAATGGGGCAATAGTTGATAAGGATACGGCCGCATTTAATGCGGCCAAGGCCAGACGCACAAAAGCAGCCGAAATGAAGCAGCGTGAATTAAAATTAGACGAACTGATTCAGAAAAACGAAATGTTAGAAAACAAAGTAGATGATCTTCAGAAGAAGTTAGATTTGGTATTAGACTACTTGAGAAGTGAAAAATGAAAACTTTAAGCGATGATGAAATTAAATTTCTTTGTAAAAAATATAATATAGATATTGATGCCTGTTTGCAGGATATTAAAGATATTCAGAATATTATTCATGATAAGAAATATAAAAGCTGCAATGAAATTAAAATTTTAAAGTCGGCTGAAGATTTACTAATGGGGAAGGGATTAATTAAATGCGTAAAATGATCAATGATAGGTTCACATTAGCACAATATTGTTTACGTGCTTTGGGTGCACCAGTTGTTCGAATTAATATCACTGAAGATCAAATAGATGATCGAATTGATGATGCTTTGGATATATTTATTAATTTTCATATGGATGGTGCATATAGAGAAGTTTATGTTCATAGATTAACCCAAGATGAAATTGATAATCAAAAATTTAAGTTGCCATCAGGTATATTATCAGTAATTGGTGTATATTTACCAAGTGACCCTACTATGTTTGGTTCTGGAAATACAGGAAATTTGCAAATGCAAGCTTATTTTTCTGATTTAATTTCCCAAACATATAGTTCATCATCAAGTGGAATGGGTGCTGGTCTTACAAATTATGCGGTAACTCAAAACTACCTTTCGACTTTCAATTCGATTCTCAACAATTCTTTAATTCGTGTCACTGTATATAAAGTACATCAGGAATCATTAACTATTCCAGATTTCAAATGGAATAAAGCGAAAGTAGGTGATGTGATTGGATTGGATTGTTTTAAATATGATGATCCAGATGATGTTGGTTCAGTATATAATGATCCTTGGTTAAAGCAATATACTACAGCTTTAATTAAAAAGCAGTGGGCGACAAATATTGGGAAATTTAGTAATATTCCATTGGTGGGTGGCGGAATGTTGAATGGGGAAGCATTATTACAACAAGCTCTACAGGAAATTTCTGAACTAGAACTTAAACTTAAAGATCAGTACAGTCTACCAATCCAACCATTTATGGGATAACTTCATTAAATATAATAAAAAGAGTTTTATTTAATGAAATATTCACAGTTTTTAATCGAGTCATCTACAAAAATCGAAAATGAACTTTCGGCTTTTGTAGATGAACCTTTATATATTAAGAATAAGAATATATATGTAAAGCGGGATGATAAACTTATCATCAGAAATTTTCATCGTTATAATAATGATGTGCTTTTTCAAAAAGTAAAAGATTATGTAGATAAACATTATCCAGTAGATTTTGATTTAGAAGATTCAATTGATTCACTTATATATAGCACACTTCCAAATAAAACAGTTGACGACCTTCTTTTTAACGCAAGGGAATATAACCATAAACCAGTTTATTGTATAGCAACTAATAATATACATGATCACAATTATGTTGTTGGTTTTACTGGAAGCTTAAATAATATTAAGAATACAATTGGCTTGCCAAAAGAAGGTTATTCGATTTACATATTAGATGGTAAATTCAAAGCAATAAAGACACGACTTGATAATGGATTAATCGCTTATGTTATATCTCCATCATTCAAGTTAAAACTTGCTGATGGTATGGATGAATTAGAAATATCAAATAACGTTTATAAAGTGAAGCATATTAGAAGAAACCTAGAATAATTATAAAGAAGATTTAACGATGAATTTTGCAGTATACTTATCTGAATCAGTTGATGAACAAATCAGCGTTGATGATTTTATTGAATCAATCAAGGAAAAGGGATTGTATGGGTATGATGTACTCAAACATTTTACCGAAGATGAATTGCGCAAGAAAATTACTGATGATAATCATTTTAAATCTGGTGGTACTAAAATCATCAAAGCGGATGATAAGGATTCAAAAAAAGATTCTAAAATCGAAGAAATGGTACTTCGTAATAATCCAAATGATGTTTCACAAGAACAAGAAGTTAACCCAAAAGAGAAAGAAATATCTTTAGCTGTTCGTCTTGGATTAAAGAAAAAAATCGGGAAAGAAGACTCACAATCTAGTAATCTGAATACCCAGTATACATTTGGTAAAAAACCGGAAGATCAAGATAAGCCCAAACCACAAACATTCGCTGATAAAATGCGCGAATATGCTGAACAGAAGCGCAAAGAACAACAAGAACTAGCAACAAAAGAAAAAGAACTTCGTGATCAACGTGCAAAAGAAATTAGCGATCGACAAAAAGAAAAAGATTCAGAACAACCAGAAGTCACATTCAATGGCAAAACTCAAAGTCAACAATCTAAAGAAGATGAAAAAAAGGTTGATAAAACATTATCTAATATAGAAAAAGAATTAGAAAATGAAATGTTTAAGAAAACCCGTGCATCTACAAAAGTGGATTCTGATGGTTATAAAAGTGTCAAGAATTTTAGTCGGGTAACTGATGCTGATGCTGAACAAAAACTTTCTAAGGAAATGGATAAGAAATTTCCATCAAGAGAAGTTGCAGATACTAAAAAAGCAAAGTTGGGTAATTCAAATCAAGCCGTGGAGAAAGAAGCCCATGTTATGGCTAGAAATGAGTATTCTAAACGTACACTTATGGCTTTAGCTGAAAAGATTCCTGATTTTACGGTATATTGTAAATATCGTAAGTTGAATGGGGATATTCGTACTGGTGAATTTACTTTATTAGGTTCAGATTCGCAAGTTACACAAAAGATTGACACTTTAGTTGTTATTGATAATAACCTATCTAAAAAGGAAAATAAGCGGGTATATCGCACAATCAACTTATTTAAAATTTTGGAAATCAAACCGTTATAAAAAGGAGCCGAATGGTTCCTTTTTGACAAATATGATTTCATTTGGTACTATTCAATTCAAGGCTTATATGGATGAATATAAATGAGTATTGAAGACAAAATATTAAATTACACTTTGATTGAACAACCTATAAAAAAAGAGCATTACGTAATTCGTCTTACAGCGACCACGTGTAAACAAGGAATTTCATACCCTGAAATATCAGTTTATTGCACAGAAGAACAATTGATCGAAATATTACCATCGTTCATTGCGTTCTTGGAAGATGAAGATAAGGATTATTTCGAATATGATTTCGATCCAGTGAATTACATCGAATTCGGAAAAGATATTGATTATCATGCAGATGGGAACTTCGTGCAAATGTATAAGATTAACTCAATTCATTATCATGATGGTAATGGTAAGTTATATAAAGTAACTGGTGTGGGGAATATCTAATATACCGAAATTAATTTATAAACCGATTACTAATGGATATAATCCACGTTTATCATAGTGCCTGTTGCAGATGGTGAACTCATTAGATGTTTCGGATTATCATAAATTTTATACAGAATAAACGAAAAGGGAATCAATTGATTCCCTTTTTAATTATTTGGTGTATAAATGCGCCGTGGTATCATCAAAGCCGATATCAATAATAACTGGGTGTCCTTTATACATACCCCAGTTTTTCGGATTACGTAAATCTTTCCATATTTGACCAGCATCATCATAATTATGGAAGAAATCGACTAATTCATTAACTAAGTGATGTTCCTTATCTTCAAAGTGTTTTAGAACCTTATCGATACATTCTTTATCTGGCATCCCATACGGCATACGTTTACTACCATATGCGACTTGATTCCAACAATAAACAACCAAACCACTACATGTCATACCACCAGTATATTTGATGAAATCTTTATCGGTAATCTTATCTGCTTTTTCCATATGAATCCATTTAACACCATCATCCCCATTTTCTTCATCGTAATCGATCATAGGAATTAGAAGGCCCATTTCAGAAGCATATCCATCTTCAAGATAACCAACTTCAGCAACGTTTTGTGCAATACCTTTCTTATTCTTGGCAACTTTTAGTACAGTTGGACGACCTTTGTATTCAATCTCAAAAGCGATTCGACTTGATCCAGTACCTAATTTTGCAGCACGTTCTTGTGCATATGAAACTGTTTCTTTGAACGAAGCACCTTTCTTGAATGGTTTCTTATCCCAATTATCAGGTAGGGGTGCTTCTGTGAGTAGGAAATCTGCAAATTTCATTTTATTTATCCTTTTCTTTCTTTCTTTCTTCAATCATTTTTTTAAAAGCTTTAATTCTTGCATAATCAACTAATATACAATCCCCATCAGTCCATATTTCACGTGCTTTACCTTTTAGTGAATTCAAGTTGTCAGTAAACTTAATCCCTAATTTATTCAGGTCGAATATTTGACGCATCTGTTTATCAACATCTTCTTTGCTTTTGATGTTCTTGAATAATTCAGTGGTTAGATAATCATTTTCACTAGCTTTCTTCGACTTTTCATATATCTTGTTAATAATTTCATCGTATGATTTACCTTCAATGTTATTGATAGATAAAATCATAGATATATCGCCAACTTCACCTTCCAGTTCTGGAACTTCGATATAGTTGAAGTCTTCGGCATCACAATATGTAAATTTACAATTATCAAATGGAATGATCACGTGTAAATGATCAAACCTATTTGCATGATGACGGCCACTATACGTTGTGAATATATTCGATTGATTTCGTTTTGGATGTTCCCCAATAAGATGATCAATAATGATATTCGTCATATTAGAGCCAGTAATAGATTCACGTTCTTTTTTGGTAACTTTGCGGATAAATCCTAAATTTTTTGTTCCCCTGATAAATGGTTCATCCAGATCATATTGGGAGCAATTTTCCAAAAATAAGTCGATCAAGTCCCTCATTGAATTTTCATTCAGAAAATCTTTGTATTTCATTTTTCTTTCACTTTTTCCACAAATTCTTTATAAAGGTTCTGTTCAACCAATAGACATTTACCATTTGTCCAGATTTCATAATTGGTATCTTTTAGCGTATTTAAATCTTTCGTGAACTTGATTTTCAACTTATTCAATGGTAACAAAGTTTTCAGACGTTCAATAGTTTTTGGTATGCTATCACATCCTTCAAACATCTTTTTAAATTTACTCATAGCATATTCATCACTCGATAACTCCATGCATTCTTCAGCCATAGATTTAATATCTTCATCACCAACATCATTCAACTTTAAGAATTTAGATAGGCCAATTGCTGATCCGTATGGTGCATTCCCCATATCTGGCATTTCCATATAGTTCAAATCAATACCTTCGCAATAACCAAATGAACAGTCGTCATAAGGAATGAGGACGTAACTTTTAGTGCCAAATTGCAAGGCATGTTCTTTAGCTTTAGGGCCGCTGAATATAGTTGAATATTGTCTACGTGGATTTGATTTACTAACATCTTCGATATTAAGATCGATGATCATATTTGCGTGATTACTACCAGTTCGACTAATACGTTTAGTAATATCCCCTTGAACGATCAAGTATGATTTATCACTGGTATAACCACGAATGAATGGTTTATCTAAATCATACTTTTTACAGCGATCCTTGAATATATTAACGCATTCATCTAATTGGATAACCTTCTTTCTTTCATATTTGGCAATGCTTTCAGTTATATAATCTTTGTATTTCATTTCTAATTGTCAATTTATTTCATATTTGTATTTAAGCTAACAAGCTGATATACTGCGGTTATCAGGAAATCTATTGGGATTCTAAAATGAAAAAATATAATGTTGGTGATGTTGTTTTACTAAACGGTAATTCTTATACACGTTACACAGTCATTGGTATTCGCACATCAAAACGCAATACTGATTTTGATCCAGATTATGTTCTGGTTCCATCCAACATCCTTTCTCCTTCAGTCAAATATGTGCATGAAAACACCATCAAAGAACGTCTTGATGTCATTGTTGACTCGTATACATTAAATGAATCTTTATATAATGCTATTGTTGATAATGTAGATGCACATTGCCGTCAACGTATTATCGAATCAGGCTATACTTTATCCTTCATTCTTATTGATTTTGATGAATTGATGGAAGTTTATAGAAAATCATAACAAATGTGTTTACAATCATATATGATACATATACAATATGATTAAATCTTAACACATGAGTTACTTTTGATATGAAGATGTATGATTCTGACAAGCCAGATTCCGATATAATGGTGATGGGTAATAATGTCGAACAGTATACAATGGGGGTTCAAATTAGTTCCAAAGTGTTCAGTATGAACATTGATGGAATTTATCAAGATAAATTTGGTTCAACTGTTCGTGAACTATCAGCAAATGCATTAGATATTCATAAGCAGTGCGGTATTATTGATAAACCGTTTGATATTCATGTACCAAGCGAATTAACTGGGAAGTTTATTATTCGTGATTACGGTTGTGGACTATCTAAAGAAAATATTCTTAAATTTTTCGGCCAACTGTTTTGTTCATCAAAAGATCAAGAAAATGATTCAGTTGGTTTCTTTGGCATCGGTTGTAAGTCGCCATTTACCGTTACAGACGATTTTTTAGTAGTGTCTATACATGACGGCATTCGAACTGAATACGCCTTCTCACGCGAAAATAAAGGCACTCCAAGATGCATCGTATTATCATCAAAACCTACTGATGAACCAAGTGGTATTGAAATCACAATTGATAGTGGTGAAACTGAAGAATGGTTGACTGCAATTCGTAATCAGTTATTAATGTTTCCAACCAAACCAAATGTATATATGGATGGGGAAATTATTGATGTTGGTTATTATGAATTAAAAAAATATGGTGATGTCTACTATGGTAAAGGTCTACCAAAAAATATTTATATTAATCAAGGTGGCGTAATTTATCCAATTGATCAATCTCAATTCCCATCAATTGGTTTTAAGTGTGCCTATAGTAATTCGGCTTTTGTAATCTATACATGTGATATTGGAATGATTACTGTTCCGCCAGACCGCGAACGTATTGAAATCACTCCTGAAAATATTGAATCACTTCATACTATTGTAGAAAAATCAAATTTGAATATTGATAGTGATATGATGGATTTCTTTTTTGAATCATATGAAAATACATATAGTAGTATGAAAAACATATTTGAAAACCATCAACATTTGGTTGATATGCGTTCAATTGTAAAAAACCAAATCACAAACCCAATATTTACACCTGTAGTACAAAGTATTATTGGGGCAAGATCGTTTTATCAATCTTTGTATTATAACATGCACAATTGGGATGGTAGTAAATGGTTAAAAGCTTCACCATCATACTATTCTGCTTTTAATGGAAAGTACAATCGTTCGAAGAAAAGTTCACATAATTTAGTCGATGTGTTTACTAGGGATATGCCTATTATTTTATTACCCCACAACACTAATATTTCAACTGCATATGAGTTATTTAGACGATCGTATACTGGTGTATATATTTTACGCTGCCGGAAAAACAAGATCGATGAAGTTGAAAAATTCATGCAAGATTATAAAGCTTTTTTTGAATCAAATTCAGAAATCATTGCTTTGACACCAGTAAAGGCTAAAGAAACTCAAGACAAGATTAAAAATACTAGAAAAACAAATCCTATTGCGGCAAAGCAATTTTATAAAATGAATTTAGATGATATAGCGTCTACTCACATGACTTTTCTTGAGGTTGATAAGGATGATCTTCCAAA